AGGAATTTTTCAAGAGGTATCTTAAATGAAGATAACAAATCAGATGTTTCGGAGAAATGGTAAGTGGTACACCCGCTGCTGGGGTATTGTGAAAGACGGTAGGAAAACCAAACAGGTGATGTATGAGATAGAGACTGAGCCATCTGCTGTGAGGCCCCAGAGAGAATCCCTGCTGTGGAAGCCAGAAGATGAACAACAGGACACCTCATTGAGAAAAGCAATGCAGGCTGCTGGTATCACAGGGCTGAAAGGAGGATTTTCCATATAAACAGCCGCCGGGGTGGGCGACTTTGTAAGTAATCTCAAGCAATAACGCAATTACCAAGTATTTGGTCTTTGTTATCTCGACTCCTACTATTAAGCGGTGGCCTGTTTACGTGGCCAAGCACAGCAATATTTTTGGAGGCATTATGGTCAGCATTATCACTACACCCGCAGGACATACAAACAAATTCAGCCTGGCTCTTTCTGTTCTTTTTAGACGTGTGGCCACAGGAGGAACAACGCTGACTTGTGTAAGCTGGGTTTATAATCTCGACCGGAATGCCTGCCAATATGGCTTTGTACGTAATAAACTGTCTCAACTGGAAAAAGCTCCATCCGTGCATCCGGGACCGCTGTTGCTTCCTGGCCTTCATCTGTTTGCGGATGCCTTTGAGGTCTTCAAGGACTATAGCAGAACAGGAGCGTGTAGCGGATTCAACAATCCTCTTGGATATAACGTGATTGATGTGCTTTCTAAAGTTAGACTCTTTATTGCGGATTTTTCTAAGTTTGCGCTTTGCGGCCTTCGTACTTTTAGTTTGCAAAGCAGCTCTCGTTTTCTGGTACTTTTCCCGGCAAGCATCAATTACCTTGCCAGAGAACTCCATACCATTGGAGCAGGCAGCGATTTTTTCAATGCCGAGATCAACTCCGAGATAGCCGCTCGTGTCAACAGGCGGCATCTCTTCTGTCTCAACAGATATCAACAGGTAAAAATTGCTGTCTTTATAAACAAGTTGTGCCTGCCCCTTTCTTTGGTGCCACTTCTTTTTCTGGTAGTTACCAAATACTATAGGCATTATCTCTCTGCCATTAAGGGTCCACAGGGAAACTCTGTTATTCGCCTTGAGAGAGTATATGCGCTGATCGTAAACGATTGCGCCATACTTCTGAAAAGTCCGCTGGCTCTTCTTGTTAAGTTTGTATGCGTCGATAGTCTTGGCTATCGCCCTGATAACAATCTGCGCAGACAGAGAGAACCTTTCTTTAACATCGTAATAAACTATTTTATGCAGAGCAAATTTGGAGAAGCATTTTTCTCTGAAAGCTATTTCAGAGATGTAGTCACAGGCTGTATTAAACTGCCTCATTGTAGCAAGGAGGGTTTCAGCCTGTTTTTGTGTAGGTAGTATTTTTACTTGTAATGTTGTTTTCATAGTGACAGAATAGCTCATAAAGGGTAGTCTGTCAATTATTAATTTTAACCAGGAGGTGTTGTATTTTTCTTTCTTTTTCTAAAGGCAGGAACTGGCAACATATTTACTATGACAGAGAAAGAGTTCAGGAGTATTATGGACTATGTATCCATTGCCTTGGAGAGAGCGGAGGGGGTGGAGGTACAGTCGGCTATTCGCCTGATTGGGGCTGAGGCCAGAAGGCTGAGGAACTTATCAAAGCGTCCGAAGAGTACAGGGCGTGTTAAATTGTCAGATATCCCGGTAGGGACGTTTGAGAAATAATTTACCTGGGGCCTGAAGGCCCCATAAGGAGGGAACGATGAAACCATTGAAAGGAATAAGAGTTGAGAACCTGCAGAAAGCCGCAGGAAATGATGTGCCGAATCAATTTATCATACGGACCCAAGATGGTACCATCTTCCAGTCATACCAGACTGTTATCGCTATCAGGAAACGTAATGGAGATGTATTACTGGATAAAACATACTGGGACTATTCAGCAACTACCGGAAAGTACAGGAATATTTTCCTGCTGGAGACGAAGCCGGAGACTGAAAAGAAGATCAAAGCAGGGGTGTATAAACTGGAGGACCTGAACTCATGATGATCTGGAAAAAGAAAATTGAGCCGAGGGTTGAGGTAACTCCAAGGGTTCAGACAGCCACGCTCTTGGCTACCATGGCCGGGAGCTTCTATATGCTGTATCAGAATCGAGCGTTTGCCAGGGTTGACACTCATGAGTTGTGCCGAGAAGGGTATCAGCTTGGTACAAAGATAGCCTGTACATGGCCGGACAGGGACATGAGATCGTGGAACATGGCGGTAGCCAAGGTGTCAGATTGGCAATCCTTTGTTGGTGACATAACTGACTTCCCTGCAGCCGGGTATGTTTATGTTGCTTCCAGGTGTCACGCGGATCTCATGTCGAAACTCAAGGATAAGAAAAAGATTCAGACTTTGAAGGAGATTGAGCCAGTTATCCGCAGGCTGGAAGAATTTACAGATCCAGAGGGAAGAAATTTCCCCGCCTATGAGCAGGTTGACCGGGCCATGGATAAGCTGTATGAATTGATTGAATGGAGGTGGTAATGAAAATTCTTAATTTGGAAGTGAGGGCCAGGGACGATGAGACAGTAATTACACTGGTATATTACTGTGGCGGAGGGAAGTACCACAGGGTGGCTATTACAGGGGAGGAGAAAGAGGATGTTGTTGCCATGGTTAATTCAAGTATATCAGCAGTAGCAACAAATACCCAAGAATTTGTGGACAGGGTCCGCGTTTTATGTGAACTGATCTTTAAGGAGCATGGCGAATGAAAGAACGTAAGAAACCAGGAAGAAAACCAAATCCGAATCCGACCTGTTGGGTGTGCGGAACCCAGGTAAGCAGGAAGGATAAACAGAAATTTGGGGGTTGCTGTAGGCAGTGTAACTCTCTGAGGGTCACTGTGACCAACATCAAGAAAATGTCCAGAGAGTCGGCCAAAGCGAGGATAAATACTTTGTACTCTACGGCTGACCTCTACCAATTTGTTCTGGACTCCCCACCGGATATGTCTGTTGGGGATATTACCAAAGCTTATGTATCAGGAGGTAGGGATGAAAGTGAGTATTACGTATAAAGGTGAAGACGCGTTACTTGTTATTACGGGGATGACCTATTATGCAGGGCGGCCTCAGACAAGATATCAGGAGCACATTCCAGAGTATATCGAAATAGAGTCTGGGTACGTTGTGACAAAAGAGGGGGAGGTCAGCCTTGATGAGGTTCTTAAAGAGGCTCCGAATCTGCCTGATATGCTTCTTGAGGCTTATAAAGAGGAGGACGCTGAGTTGAAACTTGATTGCCAGGTGGGGAGGTTGTTATGAAGGCAGCTATTTTATATGGTTTAGGCGTACTGATTCTACTTGCCTTTGCGGTTTCCTCCAAGGGAGAGTTGTAAATGAAAACCCCGGTAGAAATTGTACTGGAGCAGGTGAAGCTCCCTTTTGAGAAACTCCACCAATATCAGGTTGAGGATATCAACAGGTTTGCCGTGGCAGAACACTGTGCCCCGTTCCTTGACATGGGCCTCGGGAAGACCATTGAGGCAATTATGATAGCTTGTTATAAGCTCATAATGGGGGAGTTTGAACAGTGTATTGTCCTCATGCCGGCTGCTCTCACAAGGCAGTGGCATGACACCATTGAACCTATGGGGCCTTCAGTCACTCTCTACGCTGGGACACCGGCCCAACGCAGGAAGATGAAGCTGGATACTGATTTCCTTGTCATGTCTTTCCAAATTTTTCAGAGAGATTATGAGAGGCTGAAAGACATTGACGCTTACTTTATCGTGGATGAAGCCACGGTACTGTGCAATCATACTAATCTTATATGGAGAATGCTGAATGGTGCGGAGATAAAGAAGTATGAGAAGGTCCCTGGGAAGTTGAAGCCAAAGGAGATTGTGATCAACTATCCAAGGATCAATAGAGGAAGCGCTCTGCTGACAGCGACCCCGGTGAACAAGCCACTGGACGCCTTTGGTTTGATTGAAACCAAAACCCCTGGTCTGTATGACTCATTCGGGCAGTTTGAGAGGATACATGTAAAGGAGGTGGATTACTTTGGGTCTCCGAAAGAGTATCAAAATCTTGACATGCTCAAGGAGAACCTGATGATCAACGCGGTTCGGCGGCTGGCTACCGACCACCTTGATCTACCTCCGCTGGTACCGAAGCTGCTGAAGTACGACCTCGATCCAAAGCACCTGACTATGTATAGAAAGGTGTTGAAGGAAAGAGTGATGGTGTCAACAAAAGGAAAGCTTATTGACGCCAAGCAAGTCATGAAGTTGTACCACTGGGCACAGAGGTTAATACTCAATCCAGAATATGGGGGGTATGAGAAAGACCCTGTTGGACTCGAAGTGCTGGATGGTATTGTCGGGTCGGTTGACCAGTTCCTGTGTTTTGGGAATTATACCATTACCAATGAGAAGATAAAGGGAAGGTACGGTATCGGGGCGGTGTACGGCAAGGAGACACCGGCCAGACAGCAGAAGTATATTTCTGCTTTTAAAGCCGGGGAGTTGAAGGGCCTTACGTGTCACCCGAAGAGTGGTGGGTATGGGTTGGATCTTCCTATGTGCCATTACGTGGTGTTTCCGGAACTGCCATATACACCGCGTGACTTTATCCAGTCGTGTGCACGATGTTTCAGGCAGGGCCAAGAACAGACGGTCTTTGCAATTGTGATGGTAGCCATGGGGACGATTCAAGAAACTCTTATGACCAAATTTTTTGAGAAGGATGACCTTATGGCAGAGGTGGTAAGGACAGAGAGGTCCCTACGGGATGACCTGTTGGGTGATACTGTAATTGCTGAAGAAAAAACAAAAAAAGAAATATTAAAAGAACTTTTAGGAGAAGAAAAATGATTACACCATTTACGATGTACCTGTTTACCAGGCTGGATGTCATAAACCTTACAGGTGTTGTTGGTCTGGTAGTGACAGCTATTCTCACACTTTTTGCTTTGGTGGAGCCTGGGGATAGCCACACTATTCGAGGCGGGAAGAAAGTAGGGTGGCTCTTGGCCTTTGTAGGGGCGCTTTTCATGTTTATTGTCTTAGCTGTGCCAACACAGAAAGAAGCAGCGGCTATCTGGCTGATCCCTAAAATAGCCAACAACGAGAGGATCCAGAACGTGGCTGATAAATCTCTGAGTATCCTGGAAATTAAGGCTACCGAGTATTTGAAGGAACTTTCTGAGGAAAAGTAGTTGACTTTCGTTTGAAAAGTAAGTATGTTGTACCCTGTTCCCTTACGGAACACTAACCTATAACCTGCAGCCTACAACCTGAAACCAATAACAGCTAACCTGTAGCCTGCGCCATTTGAAAGGAGGTCCATTATGGGTCTTGTAAGAAACAAAGTTAAGAAGCCTACCACCGAAACCGCCGCTAAGCCTGCCGAAGAAACTACTCAGGAGTCCGCTAAAGAAGCTGCTCCTGAAGAAACCGCCCAGGGAGCCCCTGCTGAAGTGCCAGCCACCACAGCCGGTACAGATGTCTCCACTGATGTACTCCCTCAAGCGCCATCCATCAAATCCCTAGAAAACGTCTTTGACGCTAAGGAATACGGGAATCTGTTTGACCGGGTTGTTGGATCGAACGGCTCCCTCGTTTGTGGCGACATTATTATGGGAGAGTTCATTGATGTTCAGGTTCTCTCTACCTCTGACCGCTGGATGATCACACCTGACGCAGAGCAGAGTGATAAGAAGGCCAAAAAACTCTGCCGGGCCTCATATGATGGAAAAGTCATACCTGGGCTGGATGGCGAACCTGACATCACCATTGACGAGTGGAAGGAGGAGATCGAAAATGCCGGGTATGAGCCTAATAAAGTCTCCAAATACAGGGATGTCTTCGCAGTGATCTTCAATGCCGAGAAGAATGCTGATAAAGCCAAGGAACTTGGAGTGGTCCAGATTTCAGTATCTCCTACTTCTTCCAGACAGCTCAAGAAATTTACCATGCAGACCATGCTCTTTGAGAGGCAGGGTAAGATGGTGCCCAGTCACAGGCACTGCATGAGAGTCGTGGCTGTCTCCCATACCGGTGATATGTCTTATACTACCACAGACTTCAAGCCGGTTCCTCTGGACGTTCTGGCGGAGTACACTCCGGTAAGTGATTAATCCTTAACTGTGGCCGCCTTCGGGCGGCCTTTCTTGTATGGAGGGCTTAGTTATGATAAGCAACCAATCAGTTTGTAAAGCAGTTTTATTGTTCACTGGTCTGTGCCTAGTAGTATTATCCTCGTGCAGTACAGATTCTGATATTGCCTCGAAGAATCTGTCAAAGGCAGCTGACATGTTTCAGATCAACAGGAGGGTAGTATTCTTTAACGGGATTACGGATACATACCTTCTTTCAATAGAGGGGTTGTGTTCTATTTCTGATCAGGGAGGCCAGCTTGAAGTGACGTGTAAAACCGGGGAAGATGTGTACAAAAAGCATTTCTTGGGGCTGTCTGACAATGTATCCTATTTTGTAGAACAGTTAGATCCTGCAGTAGCCAGTGTATACCATTATAAGGTGATTTTTAAACCAAAGGCCATTATTCATGATATTGCCTTAAGTAATTGGGGGGTTACAAAATGAATAAACCAAGAATATTCGTGATGGATACCGAAACGACTGGCCTGGAGGACGATAAGGCCATTGTAGAGGTGTCATGGGTTGAGATAAATTACAGAGGTATGGCAGTAGGGGTTCCCACTGTCCACACTGTAGATCCGGAAAAACCAATCAACTGCGCGGCCGCTGGTGTCCACGGAATCAGGGACGAGGACATAAAATCTGGGAAGTTTCCAAAGATAACTGAGGTCAGATTCCCGGAAGGCCCCATAATCTTGGCGGCTCATAATACCGCTTTTGACCGGCCCCTGCTGGAACCCCACGTTAATATCGTGGATGAGCTGTGCACACTCAGGTTGTCAAGGAGGCTGCTCCCTGACGCCCCTGATCACAAGCTGGCTACACTGCTCTGTTATTGTGACCTGCCGGCCATGGTATCCCATAGCGCTGGGATGGATGTACTTCAGACCTCATTCCTGTTGAAATACCTTTGCCAAGGGGCTGAGATGTCAGTGGAGGCTCTCATCCCATGGGCAAAAGAGCCTCTGGTGCTACAGCTGATGCCGTGGGGCAAGCACAAGGGGGAGAGGATGAAGGACGTACCGAAAAGTTACCTGGGCTGGCTCTCAAAACAGGATCTTGATATCGATATGAGGGCCACTGTCAATTATTACATGAGGAAAACGGGATGAAGAAGATAAAAGCTAGGTGGGTGGTGAAGAAAGGGCACTGGTCAAATGCCACAGACACCTTTATCCACCGGGTGAAAGAAGAGACAACAAGGGAGCTCTCGATGGAAGTGAGGAATGATATTCTGTATTTCCGCGGGGGTCCGACCGGGTATGAATCATACTATATAGATGACATTAAGAACTTGAAGCCGGGTGTAGAGCTTTGTATCTGCGCTGGGACTATCAACAGGTGGGCAGAATGTTACGTTCAATCAGATGACGTTCTGGCATTTCTGGAGGAGGTACTATGAAGAGATTAATCATGGATTCCAGCCACATACTAAAGGCTTGCCTGCACGTTTCAGCTGGAAAGAGTACAGCTTCCCAGGAAGATTGGGAAGGAAAGATTGTCAAGATACCGGACCCGGAAACCGGGTTTAATGTGTTCCTGATGAGCTTAAAGAAGACCCTCAAGGATCTTGATATGGTCCCCAGTCAGGTCATCATGGTGAAGGACGGGTACAAGTGTAAAGAGATGAGGAGGGCTATCATACCTGGGTACTGTGTCCGGAAACCCTCACACCCTGCATGGATGGATTCTTTCTACAAGGCCCAGAGCATGGTAGAAGAACTTATCATAGGGTATGGGGGCCTTGTTGCTCATAAAGATGGGTGGGAGGCTGACGACCTTATTGCAAAAATGGCTGCCAATATGGATTCGATTATCTGGTCGGGGGACAAGGATCTTCTGGCAGCCGGAGATGTGTATTATAAGGGTGAGATCAACCCTGACAAGTTCTTTGGGCTTACCGGAAAACGGATTCAGGTATTCAAGACGTTGGTAGGTGACACATCTGATAAGCTGCCAGGTGTGAAAGGGTTCGGGGAGGCCACTGCCATCAAAATGATGGCCGAATTTGATGTGGATGTGATGGACGATCTGGCCGAGATGTTTGAAGATGGTACAATCAGGCAGTTGGAAGACTATGTAAAGGAGTTCCCACCGTTCCAGAAGATTATCGACCAAGAGTCGGATGTCTATGATACTTGGGAGTGTGTGAAATTCCACGACCCTGGGCTGGATATAGAGTGGAGAGCAGGGTATCCAAAAGGATTCCAGAATGTTTTTCCTGAGTACGATCCGAAGGAAGAGCTGATCACGAAAGGGAAACTCACACCACAATTTAAGGAGAAGCTTCAGGAGCTCCTCTGGTCCGCCCCTTTGAACTCAATTGATATTGAGTCTTATACAACTGAGGCGGGCAAGAAGTGGATGGAAGCCAATAAGAACAAACAGGGCAAAATGCCTCTGGATGTACTCGGGCAGGTCATAACCGGGTTCTCTATTACGACTGGGCCAAACAGTAACCTGACGTATTACTTTCCCATTGAACATAAGGATACAGACTGCATCTCTCACAAGGACGCAGAAGATATCCTTAACATGCTCCCTGATGAGGACGCCGGGGTACCCCTTATTGTCCATAACTCGAACTTCGAACTAACTGTGTTCAGGTTGTTATATGAGCTCAGGTTTGATCGTGGATGGTTACCACAACTCCTACATGACACTCAGATCATGTCTGGGTATGTGGATGAGCTGTTACCCACCGGTTTGAAAGATAACTCTCTCAGCCATCTCGGTTACGCTCAGGCCACCTATGAAGAGGTGACAGGAGGCAGGGACATGAATGAACTGACAGGGGAAGAGGTATTATCCTATGGGTGTGATGACACCATCTGTACGGCGGCTCTATACAGACTGTTCAGGGCGGTTATGGATTACGAGGGGTCATGGAATTGTTATGAGACCTGTGATGTCCCTGCTCAATTCATGTATACTGAGAAGTTCATCAACGGGTTCCGCCCGGATATGGAGAAGCTGGAGGAGCTGGATGAGAAGAATGAGAAGGAGTTCCAGGAACTCTATTCAAAGATTCAGGATCATTTGGTTACTCTGACTTGGGAGGAGGAGGTTTTCCCGGAAGAGTCCAAACCGAAAAGGATATCGGCTGAAGACTTCCTCAAAATGAAAAAAGGGGAGTTGAAACCCGAGCCGAAGAAGGAAGTCAAACCGAAAAAGATTGTCCACCGATGGCCCGGAAGTGTGTTTGTACCGGCGACCAAGCTTACTCCCAAAGAGATCAAGAGACTGTATAAGGATTACACAGGCTGGGACCTGAAATTCAAGGTCAGAAAACTGGACAAGATCGCGGGTATAATTGAAGAGCAGGGTGATCACGCATTTGCTGATTGTGTCAGGGAGAACGATCTGGACAGCCTGAATACTCTGGTTGCAGATGCTTTTGCTCCAGATCCAGAATTAAACCTGCAGAGTCCAAAGCAGCTTTGCTCTCTTATGTATGATTTCATGGGGCTACCTGTCCGGATTCGCGGGAAAGTTACTGACAAGATGAGGGAGAAAGGGCAGAAGGAGGGTAATCCGTCTGCGAATGAGGACGCCTTCAAACATGCAATTGTATATGACTTGCAAGGGGATGACAATGAAAAGGCTAGGGAACTGATAGAGCTTTTATTAAAAGCCAAGAAGACCAGAACCATGGCCTCCCTGTATTACAAGCCCTATAAGAATATGCCTCACTATTCTGATGGTTACATTCACCCCCAGTTCAAGATTTCAGCACAGAAGTCTGGGAGGGGGACAGCTTCCGGCCCGAATGACGCCCAGCTTGCCAAGGATGGAGAGCTTAGACAGGTCTACACCCCATATTCGGATGAGTACCTGTGGGTATCACTGGACTTCAGTTCTCAGGAGTTGGCTCATATAGCCTGGCACTCCCAGGATGAAAATATGCTTGCCTGTTTCACCGGTGACTGGGATGATATCCACTCCAAGACCGGTACAGCTATTTACAATCAGAAGGCAGAGAAGCCAATGACGTATGAGGAGTTCGCTGCCAAGCGTAAGGAAGACAAGGCCCTGGCTGACATCAGGAACAAAAAAGCGAAGCCAGCAAACTTCAGGAAGACTTATGATGGTCAGGCTGCAGGGTTGGCTACTGACCTCTTGTGTTCTGAGGACGAAGCACAGGCACTGCTTGATGCTTTTGATGAGATGTTTCCAGGGGTTCAGGTATGGATCGACAGGATGAAGGAGATCCACGAACAGCGGGGTTGGGCTGTAACCCCGATGGGTAGAATCAGACATATTTGGAGAGAGATCACCCATGCCAATAAAGCCCATGTGCTCCGGGGAGCAGGAAACCATATCGTGCAAGGGGGCGCAGCGTCCCAGGTCAAACTGGTATTGAGGAGGCTATGGAAAGAGAAAATACTGGAGAAATTTGACGCGTTTTTTCTTGGTACAACCCATGACCAGGTGGACTTTATTGTCCATAGAGACGATGTAGTGGGGTTCATTGAAGTGGTACACCCGATCATGTGTCAGAGGTTTTGCGACTTCGAGATAGACTTCCGGTCCAGTATAGAGGTGGGCAAGAACTACGGGTCCCTCATAGAGATTGGAGACGAGTTCGATGCAGAGAAAATTCAGAAAGTCGTTGACTCAATCAAGTAATATGGCATATACTACCACCATGGAGGTATAACAATGAAAAGAGTTGTTGAAGAGTTATGTTGTAAGCGATGCGGGCATACGTGGTTCCCCAGGATACAAACGACACCGAAACGGTGCCCACATTGCACGTCACCTTATTGGCAAAAAGAGAGGAGAGATAAAGATGCCGAAAGCAATAGACGAGACAGGAAATAGGCACGGCAGATTAACGGTAGTTTCTTCAGCAGGTACAGATAAGTGGGGTCAGAAGATGTGGGACTGCGTATGTGACTGTGGTGGTAAGTGCACAGTAACAGGAGGAAATTTAAGGGTGGGTCACACAACGTCCTGTGGATGCGTTCAAACTGAAAACAGGGTAAAGCACGGGTTTAGTGACACAAGGCTGTATTCTATATGGGAACATATCATAAGCAGGTGTGCTAATCCAAAAGACCACAGTTATAAAAACTATGGAGGGAGGGGAATAGAAGTATGCCAAGACTGGAGGGATGCCGGCAATTTCATCACGTGGGCGCTAGCAAATGGGTACTCAGATAAATTGCAGATAGATAGGATTGATAATGAAGGGGACTACGAACCAAGCAACTGCAGGTGGGTCACACCTGAGATAAATTCAAACAACCAGAGGACGAGGAAGGACAACACATCCGGATACACAGGGGTAGTAAAGACCAAGTCGAATAAGTTCTCAGTCTCTATCTCAAGTATCAGGCTCCCCAAAAAATACGCCTATCTTGGAATATTCCCCACCGCCTGGGAAGCTTGCGAAGCCCGAAATGAGTTCATCCGGAAACACAATCTACCCCATAAAATACAGGAGAGAATATGTGCGACATAGCAGAGCCGGCGACAACTTTTTGGGAGACTACCCCGACCGCAAGAAAAACCTACGCTTGTTGTGAGTGTGGGTCTGAGATACTTCCCGGTGAGAAGTACCACAAGCTGACAGGAGTATGGGACGGTGTGTTCGCTACATACAAGACCTGTGCTGTGTGCCAAAGAGTCAGAGAAGCCGTGATAGGGGTACATAACTGTGTAGTATTGGGACAGTTGTGGGAGACAGAAGGGTTTAATTTTGAGGAGGCAGGAAATGGGTAAACCATGTATAAAATGTGTTCAATGAAGCAGGCCAGGTGATAGGTTACATAATTGACGGGGTGCCGGAAGGAGTACCAGTCGATTTAGCCCCTGCTATAGGTAGGAGATTGGACAGCGGCAAGCGCTGCGATACTAAAGAGATACCCGTAGGGAGGAAGGTAAAATCAATATGGTGTGCTTCGACCAAACCAGGAGAGAAAGATGAAAAATGATGGAAAATATTTGGAAGAAGCTGTGGAAACAGAGCTGATAAAATTCCAGAGAGATAACAAAAAATTCAAGTACCGCAGGTTGCCTGATGCAAGGGCGGCTCACGGAAGAATACCAGCCCAACCTGCAGACTTCTTTGTCTCAAACTGGGGAGACGCCGCCCACATAGAGTGTAAAACATCAAAATCAAAAACGCTCAGGCTCCCCAAATTCTCTCAGCACACCGACATGCTTGATTGGTCTATGGCCGGTGTAGCCGGAATAATTCTGGTACACTTTTATGTTCCGGACAGGTTGTTTATGGCTGAGGTAAGGAGTCTCGCTCCAGGAAAACCGTCATGGGTGTTTGGTGATGGCCTCGGGGTGGAGCTTAATGGGATCGAAGAATTTATCGAAAAGTTACTGGAGATGATAGAATGAAAGCACTGAGCTTGAACGAACTGGGAAATAAAATTGTAGCCATAAATAAAGCAAATGGGTGGAATGTTACCACTCCGGGCGACTGGGAAAACACAGAGTACAAAATACCCGCTGTATTAGCCCTGATCACGAGTGAAACAAGTGAGGCTTTAGAGGCTTTCAGAAAGGATGATAAAGAGAATTTTGCTGAGGAGTGTGCTGACCAATTAATACGGATTTTGGATATGACTTCAGGGCTGGGGATAGATATGGATGAAGCCGTGTCCAAGAAGCTGGAAATAAACAAGACCAGAGGGTACAAGCACGGAGGTAAAAGAGTATGAAAATATTAATTTTGAATGACCTTCACCTTGGGGTCAGAAGAGTGAAAGGAGCCACACCGGAATCCAGGCTGGCTATGGAAAACTGGATGTTCAATACTCTGGAAGGGCTCCTTGAGGAATTGGAGTATGATGCCGTTGTAGTGGCCGGTGATCTGTATGATAAGAGGACTGTACCCGAGCATGTCATCCTGAGAACCATAAAGGCTTTTAATCAGGAAACTAGGGGGAAGAGAGTCGTTATTATGCTCGGCAACCATGATGAGGAGGGCAGGGCGGCTGTAAAAGACAATACCATCTCCTCGGCAGAGATGACAGAAGCGCTAATCACCAATTCCATGTTGGTAAGAGGAGAACCAGCGGTATTTGAGGGGCTGTATCTTATCCCCCACATGTTTAATCAGGAGGAATTTGATAAGGCTGTGGAAGATTGCCCGGAAAACTGTTTCATGATCTGCCATTGTAATGTCGATTCCCCCTTTGCTGTTGGGGATAGCAGCCCCAACCTGTCCAAAAAGCAGATAAAGACTCTTAAAGAGAAGGACGCCACTGTAATCGCCGGGCACGAGCACATTCAGAGGGATCTGGACAATGTGTGGATTCCAGGGAACCAGATCCCTACCAGTATAAGCGACCTGACAAACTGTGGAGAGAAAGTTTGTTACATTATTGACACTGACACCTCGGGAGTAGAGGTATTTACTGTCTTCAACACCAGATCCTATTCCCCGGATGGTTCAAGGTGTGTCATTGAAGGGATTTACAAGGAATACGATTATAAAACCCTTCTCAGTGGGGGTATTGCCAACTTCCCATTCATAAAGATAGCTGGCACCTGTACTACTGAGGAATGGCCTGATGTATTGAGAGCTTATTCAAAGCTCAGGAAAGAGTCAGAAGCATTTGTGATTTCAAATAAAGTGGAAGTTCCGGCTTATACGGTAGGAAATATCTCAGAGGAGGAGGTCACAGATTTCAACGTGGTGGACCTGCTTATATCCGCTATTGACGAGGAGTTCCGGGAGGAGGTGAAAAATGTTATTGAAATCAACTGAAGCGTGGAATTTTGGTATCCACGAACATATAAAAATCGAGTACCAGAGCGGATTTGTTGTGGTGACCGGGAAGAACAAGCGGGGGAAGTCCACTGCTGTCATCCAGGCCACCCTGTATGGACTGTTCGGAGCAGGTATGCTTGAAGCCAACCTTGCTGATACTGTCAGGCAGGGCGAAAAGGAGTCCAGCCTCAAGGTCAGGGTAGAAATTGGAGACTATGTGGTCACCAGATCCAAGTCATCAGCCATGGTAACCGGGAAGGGTGTAAAAATCTCAGGACAGGCGAAGGTTTCCGACTTCATCCGGGAGCAGCTCGGGCTGAAACCAGGGTCAGAAGATAAAATAATGGCAGCCGAACAGAATATGGTGACCGGGGTCCTGTCCGGTAAGTCAGGGGAGGTGAATAAGTTCATCGAATCAGTAGCAGGCTTTTCCAAGATTGATGAAATTATTAAAAAGGTGGAGGAAGCGTTCCCATACGGCAGTAAAAAAATCTACCAAGAATTTCTGGAGGAAGCAAAAGGAAGACTGGCTGAAGCTAGAACCGTGGAATTCGAGGACTTAGAGCCATACAAAGTCAGAGTCAAGGAACTTGAGGACTTTATCACCGAGACTACACAGCAGAAAAGAAAAGCCATTTCAGACCTAGGCCTGCTTATGGAAGAAATGGATCGGGTCAAGGATGAGGAGAGAAGAGTAAAGTCCTTAAAAGAACAGGCCCTATGGAAAGAAAAACTTATCAAAGATCTCGGTAAAGAGGCAGAGGAATTAATCAGACAGCTGGCGGATATCCCGGTGTTTTCTGAAGATGAAGTCAAAACAGCCAGGAAATTTGTGTCTGAGTGGCCCACCATGGTCAGAAGGAGAGAGGCGTACCTGTGGGCAACTGGGCTGGAAGAGCCGGACACTGTGTGGGAAGGGGATGTTGAGAGCCTGCTGGAAGAGATATCTCTCAAGAGAAAAGCCAAGACAAGTATCGAGCTCCAGGCCGCCGAGTTGTCTGCTGACATCCGGGCCCTCAGAAAGCAGATTGTTTCTAGTGAGAACATGGTCTGCAGGACCTGTGGTACTGACTTATCAGATAGGTATGAGAAAATCAACAAAGAACTCCAGGACCAGATCAGGAAGAAGGAAAAGGAGTTAAGCAAAGTAGAAGCCAAGCTTACTGAGTTTGAGGATATAGAGACCCTTGAGCAGATTAAGAAGGAGAATGACGCTATACAGGCCGGACTTGACAGGTTTCAGGATGTCGGGTTCATCATTAAGCGGTCTGTAGTGCCTTACGAAGTACAGTATGCTGATGACCCTACTGTTAAAGGGAGCTGGTCTGAGGAGAATTACCAAACAAATCTGGAGCTGATTCAGGAATACGACGCCTCTGCAGAGCTTGTGAAGAGTCTCACCAGCAGAATAGAAACAAAGAATAAAAAGAGAGTAATCGCAGAATCTGAGCTGAAAGGTCTTCAGGAAGCCCTCAGTAACCGACCGGAGCTTCCCGAGTACAAACACATGGCTGACCAAGCCCAGGCTCTGAGGGACAACAATGAAGCCCTGAGAGGGAAAATAAGAAGAGTAGAAGAGCAGAAGAGGGGGGCGGAAAGAGTTATCCAAAGAACGCAGGACGCTATAAAAGCCAACAACGCAGTGATACAGGGGGAGAAGAAAAGAATAGAAGAATTAAAAGAGTCTATAAGGAGAGACGAAAGAAACCGGAAATTGGTAGCCAATGTAAAGACAGCCAAGGTAAAAGTCTTGAACCAAGTCTGGTCGAATATTTTGGTATATGTCAGCTCCCAATATTCCAGTATTATGGGGGACCAGGTGGAAGTTGTCAGGACAGAGACAGGGTTCTTGGTAAACGGAAAACCCTTTAAGAGGCTGTCAGGATCTGAGAGGACTGTTCTCGGGGTGTCCCTGAGGGCTGCCCTGAGAGCCATATTTGCGGAAAGGTGTGAGTGTATGCTGTGGGATGAGCCTCTTGATGGCGCTGACAGGGAGACAGCCGCGGCCATCATCGCAGCTATCAAGTCAATCCCCGGCCAGAATATAATGATTACTCATGACAATGATTCGGTAGAAGTATGTGATCAGCGCATAATCATAGGAGAAAATGGATGAATGTAACAATTATTAAGCACACGGGTATTAAAGAAGCAAGAAGAGCAATTGAAGCAACCATGGAGAAGGGCTTTGTCAGTCACGCAAACCTTGACCAAATATACACATGGATGCACAGCCCCATCAGGACACAGATATTTGAAATAATACTGGAGGACATTTATGCCTTTGTGTCGACCCATTTGGTCAGGCATGTAACCACGGTCCCGTTTGTCACATCAAAGAGGGATGACCGAGGAGGGGATAAGACTGAGAACCGGTACACTCCGGTAGACACCACGCTGTGGTGTAATGCTGAGAGCATTATCAACATAGCCCAAAAAAGGCTTTGTTATCAAGCATCGCCCGAGACAAGGGAAGTTATCCAGGCCGTCAAAAACACCCTGAGAGGTATTGACCCAGACCTGTCAAGGCATATGGTACCTCAATGTGCTTTTCGTGGTGGGTACTGTTGTGAACCACGGCCTTGTGGTAACTACAAAGTGAAGAGGTATGACCCTGATAAAATTATGAAAATGATATCCATGGAGGAACAGTAATGAGAGTCCTAATAGGCTGTGAAGAGAGCCAGACAGTTTGTCAGGCGTTCCTTGACAGAGGCCACGAAGCGTGGTCTTGTGATCTGCAGCCCACCAGAGGGCGCCACCCGGAATTCCACCTTCAAATGGATGTGATGGAGGCCATAAAACTGGGTGGATGGGACTTGATAGTGCTTCACCCGGATTGTACGGCTATGGCACTGTCCGGGAATCGGCATTACGGGAAAGGGAAGCCAAAACACTATGAAAGAATTGCAGCAATCAAATGGACTACAGAATTATGGGAGCTGGCGAAAGCATACTCGCCACGAGTTGCTCTGGAAAACCCGTTAAGTGTGATATTTAAGTATATCAGACCGGTACAGTATGTTCATCCGGCCTGGTTTGGGGAGCCAATACAAAAGAAAACTGGGTTTGCTTTACATAATCTCCCTGAACTGAAGCCTACAAACATGTTGGAAAAGATAACGTCCTGTGCCTGTGGACGCACTTTCCCTGTTGGTGAAGACTGCTCTGCCTGTAAGGGTTCAAGACCTACACGAGACGGATATGGTAAACTTCAGTACCAGAGCTCAGGGAAGTGGATACCGGAATGGTGTTCAAACGCTGACAAAAAGACCAGGAAAAGAGACAGAAGTAAAACATTTCAAGGCATGGCAGATGCCATAGCTGATCAGTGGGGGTCATTGGAGAAATAATATGGAAACGGTAAAGAGAATCATTGATGAGATAGCCTCGGTTTCCGGGGTGAAAGAGAAGAAAGCAGTCATTAAGAAGTATGAAGACAACGCCCTGTTCAACAGGGTGGTGAAATACGCTCTGGACCAAGATAGGTCATATGATCTGACAGACCTACCGGAGCCGGTAACAGAGCCGAAACCTGTCCACAGAGGAACTATCTTCAGCATATTGGACTCCATGGCAGAGAAAAAAGGAACAACCATGGAGGAAGCCCAGGAGCTTTCAGATGCCTGTGGCTCCGGGCCCGCTCGGGAGGTTGTGTTAAAAATACTGAAGAAAGACCTGCGGTGTGGCGCCCGTGCAAAAGTGTTCAATGGGGTGAAGAAGGGGTGGGTGTATGAGGTACCATACCAGCGGTACAAATCTTTCTCCAGTATCCACAAAATTGACTTCAGTCGAGGGACAGTGGTAGCACAGTTGAAGATGGACGGGCAATTCGCCTACCTGTTCACAGCCAGGGGGGAAGATTATTTCTTGTCCAGGAATGGTAGTACATTTGACCTCGGGCCTGAGTTCAGGAAGGTAATTGATAATAGCTGGCTTCCTCTGGTTGACGCTACAATCGGGGAACCCACTGTCAGGATGGGGGAACTCCTTGTCATGGGACCGGACGGAAGGTACTTACCGAGAAAAGAGGGAAATGGAATAATCAACTCCTTTATATCTGGCAAAGGAGACCCCAAGAGGATAAAGGACATTCACTACGTCACATGGGGGTTTATTACTGAGAAAGAGTTCGAAGCAAGGGTATCCAAGCGGTCTTATCAGGATACAATTCTCTTGGACTCACGCTGTTGTTCTGGAGGAGGACAGATCAAATTAAGTGAAACGACTACAGTCGGCTCGCTTGAAGAGGCTATGGAGTTTTACCGTGCTGCCAGAAAGAGGGATGAAGAGGGCGCCATGGTAAAAGAGACTGACAAGCTGTTCTGGAAGGATCAGCAGTCCGGGACCCCATATGGAGTGAAACTGAAGCCGGAAGCTGAGGCTGAGTTTGAAATCATTGAAGCCTATCACGGGGATAAGGGGAAGAAATGGGCATACCACCTTGGTGGCCTGATCGTAAAGACCTCCTGTGGTAAGCTGGTGTCCAGGCTAGGTAATGGGTTTTCGGATGAAGAGAGGTTGCTTGGTGTAGACTGGTGGAATGACCGCAAGGGAAAAATAGTCACCGGGAGATTTACCGGCATAACTACTGATAAGACAGACAGGACCACCATGTGTCTTGACCATGGCCGCTTCGTGGAGACCAGATTTAAGGATAAGGAAGAAGCTGATACACTTGAATACTGTATAAATGAGGTGAAGAAGGCATGAGGGAGATTGAAAAAGACCCCACAGGGAGAACCCCACACGAACCGGGGGCCAAACTTGATGAAGGGAAGCCCAGGGTTGGGCTGGTATTGCATGGGTTCCCAAGGGCCCTCTCGGAAGTAGCCAAAGTAGGAACTTTTGGCGCAGCTAAATATTCTGATAACGGGTGGATGGATGTACCAAACGGCATAGAAAGGTATACAGACTCCTTATACCGGCACACACTTAAAGAAGCTGAGGGTGAGGCAATAGCAAAAGACTTTGGTATCCTACATGCAGGACACGCCGCATGGAATGCTCTTGCTAGGCTAGAGTTAATGTTAAGAGAGATGGAAGGATGATAAGAAAAAGCCGGTCGGATCCCCGACCGGCTACATTCATTAAAGGTTCAGGAAATCCCAGAAGGATTCTTCTTCCGGGAAATCCTCCAAATTCCTACTGGCCCTGGATCGGGCCACCTCCAACTGGTCATAAGTAAACAGGGCTTTAATCTCCTCACCCGTGTCCAATACCAACTTGGCCGGGAAGTATTTGGTTTGAGATCCAAATTTCCTCTCCTTATTCGGCACGGCTTCCTTCAAAATAATTTTACTCTTCATTAGCACCTCCCGGCGGCATGAGATTCACAAGAGCACCCGGCAGCAGTCCAGTACGGAATACCATTTATAACCCCGCCAGGCGGATTCGATATACAGGAGTCAAGGGTAAACCCACTGGACCCACAGTTACCAGTCGGACAGTCCGCTGACTGGCTGGTTGTATTTGTCGGGTTATTATTATCCCCCTTAATGTAGTTGGTGTTATTGGAAATTGTTTTGGTGTCCTTCACATAAGTCGAATTCCCGGTCCCGGTGACAGTGGTATGTGAGCCTGAATTTTCAGCCGCTGTCCTGGCTGTCTTGTTGGCCTCCATTACGGAAACAGTAACAGGAACAGTCCACGCGAAGTTGGCTATCTGTTTCAAATATTCTATCCCGGCTTCTGATGCCGTGAGAGGACGATCCTGCATGGAGTTTAGTGTCTGCGGAATAGCAGACTGCATTCTCTCCAGGGCCAGGGCACCAAACACTCCAACCAAAGTAGCCTCTGTTTTGGTCTGTGCTGTCTTCATAGTGTTGACAGTTACGTCCCTGATGGCCTTGGCCCGAGCCACATCTGATTTGGCCGCCTCTTCCACAGCCTTCTGAACAGACTGTTGGTAGTCAAACTGGGTGTCCCCTAGTGGCCTGTCTGTTTCGGTCTTGATTACTGTACCATCTTTTTTGGTCTCGGTTTTGACCTGCTTTCCTGTCTGTACATTGGTCAGGAAACACCCGGACAGTAGGAAAGGGGCCAGTAACAAGGGGATAAAAAGCTTCTTATTCATCACGCCCTCCATCATAGAATTTTATAGCCAGGCGGTTGGCCCTGCTCGGCGTCTGTGAGGCCCACTTGCTGTCCAGCATTTCTTTGACAGCGGTTTCACAGTCGCCGGCCTGAATAGCCAACCACATTTTCTCGAACTTCTTGAGGCCATCATATCCTAATTGGTACGCCATTTCAACAAGAACCTCTTGTTGAGCCTCTCGTAGAGGGCTTATATCAGGATCGAGCCAGGTATATAACTGATTAACGCGGCCCCGGAGGATATAAAGAGACTCATCTTCTGTAATATAAGTAAACCCAACTCCAAAAGTCCACACCCCGAGGTGGTCCTGGTAGGGTCTTGGCCTGAACCCCTCGTTCCTCCATATGGATTCAATCAAATTTTTCATGGTGACTCTTGGGCTGTGTTATCCGCCAGCCACTGGTTTAAGATAGACCCGTAAACGACCTTTGATACATCCCCGGAAACCAAGGTAAGGTATCTGTCGGTTTCTTCCGGTGAGAATGGTACCGAGGTTGAACTGAAAGTATTATCTGCTGTTGCTCTACCAGGGAAATGGTTCATCCGGACGAGGGACTCTCCGTTTATTCCTCTTTTGACAGGAGTATATTCCCAAAACTTTTTCTTCTGAGTCTCGTCATTCTCGTCAAGGTCAGTAGCATCAGGCCAGTCAGCCGGAACATAGTCATCGACCACAGCATCAGGAACTCTCAACCAAAGCGGATAATCCTGTATATCAATCTTCTTTTCAATGGCGACAGGGATGTAAGGCTTAGCTAGCACCTCGTTCTTAGTGATGAAGTATGTTACACCACCGGCCCAAGATTCCTTATCCGCACCCATAGCCAGCATTTTGAGGATTAACCCGAAAACAGTTTCATCTGCTGCTTGTTCTGCTTTGATGATAAATTTTATGACAGCTCCTTTTGTAATTTTTCTGTCCTGTGGTTGGTTCTTACCAAAGCCATTTTTATGGCATTAATGGCTGAAGCTCGCAGTTCTTTCTCAAGCTCAGTAAGTATCCTCCCGTTGGCTATACTGTGAGGATGGATACTCATATGGTTGACTGATATGATGCCCCAACACTGGCTTCATCCTGTCGTCTTCATACAACTCAAGGTATGCTATGGCCTCTTTCTTCAACCTTACCAACTCATCGTATTCTTCGATCTTCTTTCGTAATTTCATATCGTGTAAAATGACATTACTGAAATAATATCATCAATCCTCCCATATGTTTGGGGTTCCACAAACCTGACATTCTTATTTTCATTGATATAAAAACACCATGCGTGTGGGCCAATTGATTTTGTCCTACCTCTACAACCACCAAAAATCCAGCCATCACCAGTATTAAAAGCATCAATCAATGAGTGGGTAAAATTCTCACAGTCTCTTTTTTCTGGTATGTATCGTTTATCTCTCACCTTGCTGGCAAGAGCTACAGCCCTGCAATAATCGTCAGGAACAAGTACCCAATCTCGGTCAACTAACTCATAGCTGGTTATTCCCCATGGCTTGAGTAGTTCAAAAATTTCGGCCTTTGTGATAGGGATAAGTTCAGGATTGGGTATTGCTTTCTTCTGCCACGGTCAGCGCATATTATTCACCAAATAAAACGGGTGTGCCGGAACCGAATAAAGCTGGTGTTCCTGTCCCGAACTGTGATTTTGTCATTGCTGTTTGCTGAGGTGATGAGTTACACACATCATTATACCAATACCAATTAGCTGTCTCACAGTCTGTTTGGTTTGTGCACAAGGACGCAGTATTTGAACAAGATGGAGTAACGCCCGTTGCTAATTCGTATGCACCTATAGTGACGGGGGATGTTCTCGTTACACCAACTCTATCAACCGACGGGACAGTAGAATGTCCGCCAGCGTCAACACCTATATTTGTTCCAGCATCTAATGCAGGGGAATCATCGAGAATATGTATGTCGAATACATCGTCAGTTGTCACGCTATTTCCGTCTAAACTAACATGAACAAATTTTGGATCAGCGATAACATTATTATTCCCGTCCACAAATGAAGTGTTATCCCAGTTATTATAAGCAATATTATTTAGATAGTTGATGCTGTTTTCATATTCTGCCGCCACGTTGTCAGCATAGGTAACATGATTATCACCTTGCATAGCATAAAATATATTGTTATATAACCAGGCCTCTTCTGTACCCATGTTTCTATCATGCCCTCCCCAAGTGTCGACTACTCCGTCTATTGATATACCACCAGACGATTCCGTTATTATACTGTTATTCATAACAACCACCCAATTACCGTATTTTAATCCTGCTGATATAGTGCTTGCACCGGCTCTACATAGCAAAATATTATTTGGTGTTGGCGCTATTAAATTCTCCCCTCCTCTTCCTACAGAAAAATATCTGCAATTATGAATAACTTCATTGTTATATATTACTTTATTGCCCCTTATTTTCATACAGTTTCCGGTGACAGCTTCAAATCTGGAATTCTTAACAGTAATTGTCCCTGGATCAAGGTCTATAGCCGAACCGGATACAACAGCGCTTCCGCCTTCAGGACGTGTTATTGTCTCGTCCGTAGTAAAATCTCCCCACTGGCTAGTCATGTAAATATATCCAGCAGCATCGCCTCCTGCCCATGTACCACTCGTTACCACTACTTGTACTACTGTACCAACAGCGTTGGAAGTTCCTCCAACTAACTGTTGATTATTATTTGCAACTTGATCAAGATACCCTGTAGTCGGAGTTATTTCTTGTGATCCATTTTTAAAAGGCAATTTACTATATCTTGATATATGGTATAGTAAATCAATTCCATCCGACATAACATGGTGGACGTATACATTATCAAACGTCCAATTCCCTCCCACGATGAAAGTTCCTAAAGCGTCGCCGTAATTCGAGTCACAACCGTCATGTACAGTTGTATCGGGCCAACCTTCGATACATCCCATCCAAGCTAGTTCAGTGTCTTTGAAAGTCATTGTTCCAAGATCATCAGGATTATCATCCCTGGGCCAGTCAACGATTTTTTGACTTACTTCTCCATCAAAACCTGCCATTTGATTAGCTATTATTTTAACACCATCAAATGTCCAATTTTTATAAGCGCTTGCTTTTATGCCGTTGGCGCCGAGACCTCGTATCTCAACATCTTTTAAAGTTACGTCGGTTGTTGTTTGCCAATTATACATGTCGGCTGCTTGAATGCCATTATTTCCCCAATCACCATCAGCATCGACATTTATACATTCTCGGCTATCATCACTATATGACGTTGATGATGCACACGCCATATGATCGGTGAGTCTTAGACATTGCACATCAACATAATCGGAATCATTAAGACTTAATAAAACACCTAATCCTCTTGTTGCATAAAGTTCTACTCCGATTGTTTGACAATCTTCATATCCTTCACCTAGTATTCTGGTGTGGTTTGTTGGAGTTCCCTTTGGTATCGGCGCCATATTACAACTTGATGCGCTTGTATATGAGCAATAATTGAACTCATTAACTGCCCAATCTTGGGCACCTATCTTATAATCACCGTTCTTGATTATAAGTGTATCACCTCCTGATATTAAGGGTGTTCCAGTTGGATTGCCAGAATGATCATATGGCGGAAGTGCTATCATTGGACTTTTCCACGCACAGGACTGCGCTGCTCCTGAGCCAGGATAAGCAGCATCAACCAGTCCAGTACATTCCGATGATGTTCCTCCGTCCGTTCGCACGTAATAAGTCTGCGCAAAAATAGCCGAAGGAACAATCACGATAGTAACTACTGTTACTATGATTTGTATTAATCGTGTTAATTTTAGTCGCATTTTTTAATCCTATAGAAATAATCATCAGTTGTATTACTCGCTGACGCATTAAATATTTGATTGCTGCCGTACCATCGGCTTTGCGTGGGTACTGAATCAGTGTCAGATCGCTCTAAACTAAAATAATAAGTTGCTTGTAAGTTAGATATTACCCAGTAATATTGAGTTCCAGATGTTACAGATATCGGCGTCGGAAAAACAAACTCGTATTCGGTTGCATCGGTATCGATATCGACCTGAGCGGACTCAGCCAGGTAACTAGATGATAAATCGGCTGATGTACCAAATCTGATTTTTGCTGGTGAAGTCCCATACTTTGTGTGTGTTTTAACGATAATCGAATAAATACTTGCATCAGAAGCAAATACAACTCCTTGCCCCTCTGCATCTTGATCTGAAATATTGTTACCCCAACTTCCTTCACTGGTCTGTTCAGTTATCACACTTTGGGTGGAACAAAAAGCAGCCTCACTAAAAGCTGCTGTAATTGTTTTATCTGCAGATCCCATGTCTATCGTGTAATCAGGATAAGTGCCTGATACAGTATCACCAGACCATGTAATAGTATCCTCCCCTGTTCCGTAGGCGGCGGTCATATTAACTGTTCCTGACTGCCCTGTGATAGCGTGAGGTGATCCAGATGATGTGTATCCAGTTGAGTCAATAGTAACTGTTCCTCCTCCAGTAATGGATAAATTAAGTGTATATGTAGGTGGAGGATCTAAAGTATAAGTGCCAGAAGCAAAATCGAACAATCCAAGTGATGATTTATAGAAAAAATGACCAGATGTAGTTGCTCCATAAAACCCTACTGGACTTGACGAATCGGGGTCATCTGCTTGTATCGTCGGTGATGTTCCTCCAGACGGAATATTCCACACCATTTTTTGATTTGTCGCATCATAAGTTGGAACTTGTCCCGTTGTAGTAGGTGGAGAATCTTTGTCGTAATCAACTACATTTTTAACAACGGTGCCGTTATTATATTCAAGCGACCCTCCAGCAAATCCAGTGACGTTATTATCATATCTAAATTCGCCTACAGTTGATGGAGATCCATCAGAATCCGCAAATTTGATCGGCCCGAGTGATACCGAGGAAGCACCTGTCATGTCAACGCTGCCGGTGAACACCCAACCTTCGTCGTCCAGAGCAGCAGCCAGTGTGGTTAAAGAGTAGCTCGTTCCCCAGGCTGTGCCTGTTGAGTTCGGTATTCCGGCCCCTGGATAAACAATTGATCCGGAACCAGCCTCATCCCGAACCTCTTGGATTGCTGATTGTACGTCTGTTGCTTCAATTGACCCATTCGGAGTGAATGAAATCTCACTGGCCGTCTGGTCATCAGTGAACACCGCACCTGATGGAACGTTAGTCAGTACCTGTGTCTTGTCAACTTTACTGTTCACAGCAGATTTTATCTCATTCGCATCGGTAGATGTGAATTGTGACCCAGTAGTTTTATCAGCATAGGTTATATCTGTAGCATACGAGGCTACAGGAAGCAGGGTTAGAGCTAGTAATATTGACAATCTTTTCATGGCGGCCCTCATTCGAGTGTAAACGGGAAAGTGTATGGAAACCCTGACACTTCCTCTGATTTGGTGGTAACGGTGAACGTATCAGTATATGTGTCTATATCCACAACTATAGCTACAGCTGTGTCATATGACCCAGAGCTGGTTGTGCGTACTTGGAAATAGCCTCCCTTAGCTATAGACAGGCTACTTGACGTCCACGCTCCACCGTTCACGGATATTTCTCCCGACCCTGATGTAATAGACAAGGTACCGGCTACTCCAGGATACGCCTTACGGCTGGTGATCAGTGTAGAAAGTTCAGCGTTATTAACAGACCCGAGCGTGACAGCCTGCCTGCCTAAGCACCTACCAAGAGGGCACTGGACAACACTGTCATTGGATACAGTAATAGGTACATAGATTACATAGCTACTCTTCGTAACCGACATAAGTACCCCCCTCTGTAGCCGTCTTGGTTATTTTGTATTTAGCCGGCCCTGGGACTTCAGCCACATTAGGCTTCAGGACAAGTGTAACTGTCCCAGACTCATTACGTAACGGGGTGTAACTGCCTGACGGCCCTAAAATGTAGACGACTGCTATTTCGTCTGTACCTTCAAACCCCTCAGCCACCAGTAGTGCACGGGAGGTTACTGTTATCTCTGTAGCTGATGCCAAGTCAACTTCCACTGCTACATTATCAATTACTTTTGTCAGTGCCATATCTGCTCCTTAACCAAAATAAATTCCCAACTGTGGCTACGGCAGCAAACATGAGGCCGGCCACCGCTTTTATGGCCGGCTCCCGCCAGCCTTCTTGTCTGTTCCCAATCTCCCACACGTCTCTAAAAAGATTTTTGTCCCCACTCCATTTCAACCGGTAATGGCCTGCAGCGTAGGCGGCGTCATGATCATAACAAGCAAGACCAATATCAACACCAAAAACCTTATCCGGAAACCAGGTGCAATAGTCACCCTTTAACCACCTGTTGTTTCTTGTATTTGTCATGCCTGATCTTCCACAAATCATATTGCATTACTTTGAGCCCCAGAGTGAACAAGGCCATGGACGCTATAACTTCCACTTTAGTACAGGACATATATAAAACAAAAGCTAGGGCCATATTCGTGAGCAGCCATGATACAATTAAGTGGGTTATGACTGTCCTACACCGGCTTACTCTCTTCAACAGTTTTATCTTCCGCATCACTTTCCTCCAATGAGGCTTCTCAGCATTTTGAGCCCCTCGGCTGATAATAGGAACCTTACCACATTAAGGCTCACTACACCAGCGGAAAAAGAAGCTGCGAGGGGGAGTACGGGAGACTGGAATTTTGTCATAATGTAAAGGCCGGACATTATCCCGACGGGAAGAGCCACAAAAAGAATTCTGGCGGCCTCACCAATCCAGGAAACATCTTGAATCTTGTGGGTACCTACAACTATTCTGGCTATGCCACCTGAAGCAGCGAGCACCCCCAAGAGGGCCTCCTGACTGATAACCTCTGATAAACCCTTGAGCATATTTTCCTCACAGATTTGAGTTCATGTTTCAGTCAGTGTAGCAGAAACACTAAACTTTTTCCACAGAAAAAGCCTCAAGAAGACTATCAAGGATTGGTATAACCCAGTCATCGTACTTTGTTTCAGAGTTCCTGACATAATCCTTCATTATATTAACCATCCCTGCTCCGAACTGCTCGAAATTTTCTTCAGTCATAATGGTACTGATGAAGACTTCAAGAGTTTTATCATCCAGCGCCAGGTCAGAAGAGATAGCAGCCTTCTCCAACATCGTGATGACTTCTTTCCGGAATTCCGTAACACCTTCTGGAGTAATCATGTCGGCTACAATATCAACCAACATGGGGACAGCTGATTTAAGTAAAAAATTCATCTCTTCTTCCTCCTTCGAAAGAAATTTATTATTCGTGATATCGGTATGACCACCATGAATTTCCACGGTGGACGGCCACCGTCGTACCTGTTATTAACTCGGCCATCCTGATTCAATATCAAACTCCTGAATATCTTTATAGGTTTTAGTGGAATCGAGGCACAGTTCATTAAGTTTGTTTTTAAGAGTTTTGTACCCATAGTCCCAGAGATCCGACTGTCTAGCCAGGAAACCCATGGACAACCCGGCCAACTCCGCCTTGGTCAAAGTGACCCAGACATTGTTCACCCCGTCAGTCATTTTCTCAGCCGTCTTCACATCCAAGGTATGGTCATCCGGCCTGAATGGGTAGGCTGTAGCGATAGCATTCATGAGCCGCTCATCCGGATAATACTTATGACCATTGTACTCATACAACTCACGCTGCTTGGCAGCGACCAACGCTTCAACATCACGCTTCTTCGCTTCTAGGGCTCTCTTCTTTGTCGTTGGGTCAGCCAGTATATCCGGCTCCGACCTTAACTGCAGCCTGTCTGACACAACCAGGTACAAGGATGGCTCCCTGCCTTTAACAAACTCAGAAGCTGGGAAAGTGTACATATCATATCCGTCAACAGGTTTCCCTTTTCCTGATATATCAATACTGGTTACCAGCTCTTTTCCGGTCTCAGTGTAAGCGTTCCAATATCTCATAGTTATCTCCTCAAGAGTGCAGCCTGCATAAGCAGAGCTGTTGCGTTTGCTATACTCTGCTTCACGTATATCTGGTTATCCAGTATCGGAATATGACCTGAAGGCTGGGTCATCCTGTAGCCCCATGAAGTCATACCTGCCGTAGATGTATCAACCGTGTAATAATCATTGACACCATCTATAGAAAAAGCCACCTGCGCTGAGTCATTATCCTGCAGGCCAAACCTACAAGCATAGTATCTATCATCAGGGAGGATTCCGGACAGGGACTTCAGTTCATAAGTAGTGCCTATGGATACACCAGAAAAAATAGCTTGCAGATCATACAAATAAGTGAACTGGTTCCCAACACAAACTATTGTTGGCAGATCTGTAACATCCAATAGGCCGGTTGTCCCGATCCACTTATACGCATCAGCGTACCCGGACGGCAGGGTCACTCCTCCTATTGTCTCAGACCCGTTCCTGGTAAACCCCACGCAGGTTCCAGAGGTACCTTTCAACGCCCAAATGTCCAGAATGTCTCCAGACTGTTTGGCCCCACCCAACATCCCATTTGCTCCTGAGCCATCAGTGGCCGCCGTAATGACAGCCGTAGAAGATATGATGTCTGTATTATCATGAGATGGGAAGACAAAAGGCTGAATGTCAATATCGTTCACAGCATCTGTCCCGTTGGTGTAATCCCCACCAACAAAAGAACCTTCCATCTCAATACCAGATGGCATCTCACCAAGGCCGGCGAATGCCCAACTCAACACACCATCTGTGGTGGATTTCAACATCATCCCATCCTGATCAGGCAGACCCAAGTACAGGGTAATGTTCTTCCAATTACCGGTACTGGACGTAACAGGGTCATCCCCAGTCACCCCGTCAGCTGTACACCTGTATGTGACGCCATTCGACCCGATACAAGCGTCATTGGTATTGTATGTGACCGTAGAACTATAAGACTCCAGCGATTCAAGAGCAGCTATCTCAGCCACCGCATTATTTATCTCCGGGGCCAGCAGAGCGATATAACTCAGGAACGCCTGGACGTTTGTATTAAACTCCGATTGAGCCTGGGTCCTGTTGGGTACTGTACCTGTATATGAAGGGACATTTGACATTTGATTCTCCTATCAACTCAATTCTTCGACTTCCAGACTACAAGCCGAAATTGCCACGTTACTTATAACTATTGATAAATCCTTATAAAAACCGTAAATCACTGTGGCCTCATAATCCTCATGGCCTACATACAAGACCGGGGTAGCCCGGTACTGTGCCAGGAATCTCCTGACATCATACACCTTGTTACTGTCCATTTCAATCCGGAAATCAACAGTGTTGTTATAGATACCTTCTTCAAGAGTGACCTCACCGGTATCGCTATCCACAGATTTCTGAGAGTAATCGGCCAGACCGACTGAGGTACCGAAGACAGCGTCACCGATATCCTTCTGGGTACCTATGATGAGCTCCCCGAGTTCAACGGTCTCTCCTGAATCTGTGAGTTGAATCTCAATAGTAGCCTCAGAATAAGCTGGGAGATCAAGCTTCACAACCACCGTCTTCTTTACCATGGGATAAAAGAACCACTGGTAATAGTCAATAATGGCTGTGTAATCCAGCATCTCCACTTCTTCTTTATACACCTCACCATCATCCGGGTCGGTTACTGTGATTGTTACAGTCTCCGCTGATACACCGAGAAGGGCCACCCCATTAAATAACACTCCGGGAGTGAAAGACACTGTGATATCGTCAGCCTGAGAAGTTGGTGATTGGGTCTTGTTATCAAACATCTTCCACTTGTTTGTAGCAGACACCTCTTTCCAGGTATTTGGGACAACCGGGTCAGCGTCCGGATCACCGTCATCCAGATAATCAGGCGGATATTTATTCAGATTATCAACCTGACATTCGTATATTTTATGCTCTGCCACGACCATACACAGATCACCCACCACATAGGATGTAGTGGAATCCCACTCAGTCTCATCATTTTCAGGGACGTTTGAGGAAGTGAAACTGGTAATAGTAATAGGCTCAAGTACAATCATGTCCGAACTCCTAACCCGATAGCATCCATTTTTCTCAAGAGTTTAGCTGTATCCTGTGTGTTCTTGGCGATGGCAAAGTTGGCAGCTGCTAGTTGATCTTTCAGTTCCTGGATAGCAGCCACCACAGCAGAGAATCCGCCACTCTTCATCTCTCTGGACAGTATACTCATGGTGTCTCTATCAACTACACCCTCACCATACTGCAGGGCCATATAACCGTCCTCGCCCCGTGGTACCAGCAACCTGTCCACAACACCGCCAGAAGCCATACCGAAAGACCCACCGGGCTCATGATCTGGCGTACCACCACCAGTCTCTCCAACCCCTGGTCCTTCACTCGAACCTTCGCTGATAGAATCTATTTCATCAAAAAAATCATTCAGAGCATCATCTATCTTAGACTCGGTATACCCAGGAGGCGCGTAATATCCGCTGTATGTCTCACCAAACGTGTCCTCATAATAAGAGCTATATTCCCTGAGAGCCTGCTCTCTGTCTTCTCTGGCTCTAGCCAGCTCTTCCCTACGAGCTTCTTTTTCAGAAGCCAACAAATCATTCAACCCTAGATTTGCTCCTGTGAATGAAGACATCATTGATATGTTGGTGGCAAGGGACTGCACTGGTGATAATCTGCCCCACTCTGCCTGAAAAGCTTCCATGCTTTGGACAGCCTGGGCTTGCTGAGATGGGGTTAAATTAAAATTCTCTTCCAGCTCATCCCTGACAGCTTCGAACTCTCTGGCATCCAGAGCGTCACCAATCATATCAGCAGCAATCGCCCCAACAAAACCACCAAGGTTATTCAGCCCTGTCACGGAAGCAAGAGGCCCTCCCATCAACATAGTGGACAACACTGAGCCTATCATAAACCCTGCATCTGACCAGCTGCCATGGATACCCATGACATCAAGACCTGTTTCAGCTAGAGCTTGGCCGGTATTCTGAATACCTACCTGCGGACCGAGGAAACTCAGTAAACCAGTGAGAGGGCTGCCGGAAGCAAGAGTACCAAGAGCAGCCGCAACGTAATCGTCTTTATAGGCTGAGGATAAGTGGTCTGAGAACTCATCCTCCCACCCGGTGAGGTCCATCAGAGAAGTCCCGGCAACTACAGCATCAAAAACATTTCCAGTACCGTTACCAATACCCATTAGGTTTTCACGGATCTGCTCTGCATGTGTCGCTGGAATAACCATCTCACCCTTCTGGAGAATAGCCGGCAACTCGTCATCCTCAAGATTCCACAACCCGTCATGGAACTTCCACCCAGAGAACATACTGGACACCTGGGAGGCAGCCCAAGACACAGCCATGTCAGCCAACGTGTCTACCAACTTGTCAAGCATACTATCCCACAGATCCCCCCATACCTCCTTCAGCTCGGCCCACTTAGCTTTAGTGTTATCTGAGTATTCCTTGTTAAGAGCATCAAGATCCTGCATAGCCTGGTCATATATCTGGGTGTACTCCTGCGGGTCCATCTCCTCTTTCGCTTTAGACAGGTATGTATCAAGGTTATCCATATACTGCTGGAGGGCAGACTCATTCCCCCCCAGTGCTGCATCCAACGTGGTATCATACTCCCGCTGTAAGAACTCCATCTGCTCTACCCCTGAAGACAGACTGTCGTATTGCAACTGGTGTATTTTTCCTTGAATAGTAGCCAACTGCTGCTCATACTTCTTCGACCCGGACACCAAGACCTTAAATGACTGCGAAAGGCCGTCCCTTAAAGAAGACTTCAAGCTGTCACTAAAATCATCCCAGTGGTTCTTCAGCTCTTTAACGAGATCAAAATTAATGCCCTTTATTTCATCAGCCTCATACCGATAAATCTCTGACAACTGCTGGTATAAGATTGAAGTGTGGTCCATATACTCCGTCTCTTTGTCAAACCTCTCTTTGAGATCGGCTAAAGCAAGTTCTTTATCGGACATATGGAGTCTGGACAGGCGTTCAGCAACCTCCTCCCTTTTAGCCTGTAAAGCGTTCTCAGCCCTTATATCAGCTTCTAATTTACCTTTGTCATAAGCCAGCCACATGTCTGTCATAGACTTAGCAGCTTTCAAGTTGGCCTCTTCCCTCTTGACCAACATTTCATTCTCAAGCTTCAGGCCCCGCTCCATGGCATCAGCCCGCTCTTTCTGAATTTTTGGGTTCATCCATGGGTCGGCTGCTATGGCGGAAACGGAATAAGCCTCATTGAGTCTGGTGATCTCAGCATAGACTTTCCCATTAATAGCGTTGTCTCGCAGACCGTTTAAAATAGCCGCAGAACTCTGAGATGGCTTACTACTATCCCCTGCAGACGGTAAGCTATTCAGGGCATCTCTTACCCCTTTCCCCCATTCTGATCCTGCCTGTATACCTCCCTCATACCAGGCTGGCTTTGATTTAGCTGTAAACACTTTGGCGAAATCCTCAGCGCCATCTTTGGCTTTTCCTTTCAACCCCTCACTTAACAGTGTACCGACTGCTTCTACATATTCCTCCCATTTCCCTACCAAATCCAAATGCTCAAAAAACGAAATCCCCAAATCTGCCAAGTAGATACCGAGGTCGGCAACCCAAGAAGATTTCAGACCGGTGATGAACTTCTCATAATGAACACCGAGTTCATCCCACTTAGCCATAGTGGTATCAGCCATCTCTTCATGAGTCCGCTGTAGAAGGGTAACCCCCTCCGAAGCCTCCCTCACCTTAGTGTCCATTTCATCAAACTTGTCCACTATATTGGCTATTATGTTGGCGCCACCCTTCATTGCTCGGAGGCCGAACAGCTCTCTAAACAACTCGATCCGCTTCTCAGATGTGAGGTCCTTCGTCACATTATTAAGTTCAGTGAACATCTGTTTCACTGACTTGACTTTTCCATCCTCAGTAAAAGCAGACCACTCGATATTCAGATCACCCATAAGCCCCAGCAGCTTCTTCGTTGGGGTTTGCATACGCATGATAGAGGTTCGTAGAGCTGTACCAGCCTTAGATCCACGGATACCGTTATTTGCCATAATAGCCAAAGCTGTGGCTATCTCATGAAACTGTACTTTGGAAATAGACCCTAGCTCCGTGGTGTTGGTCATGGCCTGAGCCATCTCCTGAATACTCGTTGCTGAGGACATAGCTGCAGCAGTGACCATATTAGCGGAGTCAGAATATGTCTCACCAAACGCATTTGCCTGACCAATTATAAGGGAGGTAGCGGCAGACATATCCAACTCAGCTATAGTAGCAAACCTAGCCATCTCCTCGATATCACCCAAAGCAGTAACAGCGCTTACCCCAGCTTTAGAGAACTCTTTCATACCAGCTGCCAACTCTTGTGGGCCTTTCCTCAGCCCCTCGAAACTCTGCAGTTGGTCACGTAACTCTTCTACGGAAATTGAAGAAGTGCCAGACTCCTCACCAAGGACAGTGATGAATTTTGTAGTGTACCTAAATGCAGCACCTTGGGTCAGCACATCTTTGGCTATTGCGGAAGCTGAGAAAGCAGCCATCATAGGCAAGATGTCGCCGTAGGCCAGCCACAGGCCGCCGAGTGCACCGGCTGTACCCCGGAAAGCAGAGCGCAGCTGTGTCTGAGATTTTACTGTCTTGGCAGTAGAGGCATTAACTTTTGAGTTGGCAGCGCTGAGTTTAGACATCTCAGCTGTGAGCAGGGAGAGTTCAGCTTCAAGAATCTTTACCCTGTTACCCAGTACCTTAGTGGTTGTTGACAGTCCAGAGGTCTTTTTCTGGAGTTCGATATACTCCCCCTCTAAGGTATTCAACGACCTTACCAACTTCTGGTTCTCAAGAATTGACCTACCCAACCGCTGAGTCTGCTTCTCATAAGCAGCCGTAGCCGTATTCACCCGGTCACGGTTTCTGTCCCAGGCTTTGGTAAGCCTATCAAGATTGGATACACCTTCCGCGGTTTTTATATCAAATTCTATTGCCATTGGCTAGACCAGTTTCGTTTCCTCTTTTGGTTTTTGTCTGAGGTAAACCTCATCCAAGCTCTGCATCAGCTCCAAAAAATCTGCAGGATCCATCTTTGCGATACGGTCATTGTACCCAAGCATGGTAAGGATGTCAATCGGAAGTGGGCCGGAATGCCCGTATTTACGAGAAAAAGAGAGGGTATAGAAGTGCCGGAGTATACTTTCCATATACCCCGGCAGCCTTGGGCGGTTTTTTAGGGCCTCCGGATCCTGCCCAAGCTCCTTCGCCCGACGTAGGACTGGCAGGTGGTTGCCCCATTCTTTTGTCCACTCATAGAATGGGACGACTACTTTTTTACCTCATCTACATCTACCTTGGCAGGGTAGTTATTCCTATCCCGGCCAAAATCAATGATATCCCCACGGAACTCAGGATACCTTGTGAGCAGCAGGGTGGCATTCTTCACATTAAACTTCAATGTTTTTCCATCCAGTTTGACCACACCCCACCCGGTAACCACTGTTTTGGCTATAACGCCTGCAAGGAGCTTACCATTCAGCTCCTCATACTTCTTGGGATCCTGCTGTTTGGAATATTCCAAAACTTTGTGGTTTGCCTGGAGGACTCTATCCAGCTCACGCTGGTACTCAGGATTCGGGATCCTCCTGACAAAAACATAGTCCTCTTCCGGGTTAGGTCCAACAATCATCTTGGCCCCTTTGTCCGCGAGCTCCTCATCAAAATCATACAACTTGTTAAAATCAGCCATTTCCTTCTCCTTTTGTTTGACTTTTATTGTACTTACCTGTACGATAGTACACAAAAGTTAAATAGAAAGCAAGGAGAAAAGATGGCTGTCAAGAAAGGAAACAAAACAATACCTGTAACACTGCCTGAATACCACCGGAAGAAGTTGGAACTGATCTGTGAGAGGACTGGAATAAGCAAATCTGGTGTCATTCAGAGGTTAATCGAACAACACCAGATTTTTGAGTTTGAAGATGATGTTACGCTACAGAGCCAAGACGATCAAAAATAATCATCGTGGAGAAGTCTGGACTTGTCACAGCATCGAAGCTCAAGTTCAGCATAACATCGGAACCGAGTGCTCCACCTGTAATCTCTGCAGAGGATATCTTCCCTCTTGGGAGGGTAACCGCAACGCCATTCCCATCTGCATCCTGCAGGCACACAGCAAAGGTCAGGGCAGAGTCCGCAAGCTTCTTCTTATACAGGTTGGCAGAAGCTGTCGTACCGAAGAAGATATTAGCCTGGGTAGATATCTTAAACTGATCTGCGCCGAGACTGGAAGCAGCCAACCCACCACCAAGACACCGCCTCTCACGCAAATTTCCTTGAACATCAATCGTGAGAGATTCAACACAGCTCTCACCCATCGCAGTACCGTCCAGCAAAACATGGGTATTTGTTACTGTATTGAAATAACCAGAAGTAGTAGCAGCAACCTCAGAGCCGATCCCAGGGAACTGGCTGGAGGTATTCGGTCCTTCTTCTGTCTCAGTACCAATAAAGTTAAACGCCCCGTTCAACTTATCGCCTACTGAATAGTTCAGATTCAGAGAAGCCACATACACGCCCTTCCAAGTAAGGAATTGGGATACATCAGCCATCTCCCGCTCGATGGTGTAGGACTCCAGAGCAGAGTTGCTCTGTTTGAGTCGAGCGCTGGATATGGTAGTTGAGTTGGCGGCGTCTGTGGTAGCGTCCTTCACCGCCGTGTCAAGAGTAATGGTGGAGGTCGTAGGAGCTACTGAGTCACTGACCTTATAGATACCATCGTTGGCCGCAGTATTGGCGCCTGATATCTGGAACCACTGTCCTTTCTCCAGACTTGGGAGGGCAGCAGTCCCTGATGTAATCGTATGGGCCGACCCATCAAAAGCCATATCAGATACTGTCTTCACACCATCAGTACCCACCTCAGTATAAGTGGAAGCCAGAAGTGACTGCAGGAAGTCATCATGGGTTTTATGGGACCAGTTAATACTCAGCGGGCCGTTTACAGAGCCGGATACCAACGTGGTATCACCCCGGCCACGATCAGCTCTGAGCTCGTTATCCTCAGAACTTTCAGTGGTCTGGGAGAGAGTCCCGTCTGTTACTCTGTAAATCTGAGGACCACCGGTTTCAATCTCACCCGGTGTCGTTTCTTTCAAGTACCGAAATATTCCGGCAGAACTGGAAGCAGGCATAATAATCTCCTATGCTAAATTTGTGTGATCAATATAGAACTCTATTGAGTTCATAGTTCCGGAAAATCCGGGTATACCACTGTTATCATATGGCAGGACTTCCAGGTAGGTCACCCTGTCAATTGTTGACAGACCCAAGTAAGTCATCAAAGCATCAGTATACTTGGTACTGTCAGCCAACCCAGCCCCCTCCCGAACATAATAATTCAGGACAAGCTCTCCCGAAACCCGCACAAGATTTTTTAATGGCAGGCCCATTGCTCTTGATCTCATAGTTAGCTCAACTGTGATAAAAGGGCCAGACACCTTCTCCACGTCTGTAATAAACCTGTCCGGGTAGTTCACCTCCAGTGATGGGTATTCAGCGGCATGAAAATCTCTGACCACCTTCATCAGCCTTTGTCTGGTATCTTCAAATATATCAGACATCACCGGCCCTCCTAACCAGAGCCTCAAATTCCGGCGACCCATATACTACTTTCTTCTTTGACCTGGCCGCCAGCCGAGCTTCCATCTTAGCCAGCGGGTGAGACCCGCCTTTGTTTTCCGCCCTGAGAGTAAACTCCGAATATCCTTCCACCCTCTCAGCGTAATCCAACCTGTTATACACAGTCATGCCGGACATCCACCCTGACGACTTGGTTATATGGGCTGTCATCCTGCTGGCCAGGTTACTCACATTACTCTGGGCAACCTGAATAGCCGGTAAATTCCCCCTCGCAAACCAAGAGTTTTCATCAGTATTGGTAGGAAAGTATAACTTGGCCGGAACTCTACCAGCCCTGAGCCCTGGCGCTATCGAGAAATTAGCCACAAAATTACCGTACCTCTGGGGGGCGCCTTTAAGCATATGATTAAATTCATCCAGCACTGTGGAGATCATGGCTTTAGCCACGTCCTTCCTGGCTGTAGCCATCTTCCCCTCAAACTGTTCATCAAGCTTTATATGAGTCCTAATCATACCTTCCTCCCATGCACGGTCCAATAATCCCCCCGGTCTCTCACCGACCTCACAGCATAATCCCCAACACGGTCATTCGGCTTAATAGAAGACACGTCCGATTTCAACATGGACAACGCCTTGTCTCCGGCCTCTATGCCTTCGAACCCCAAGGCTACGTTCTTGAAATCCAAACTGTAGTGTTCGACAAACACGCTTACCGCCGATAAAGTTGTCGGTGTATACTCATCAGTCACAGGGTCATAACTAGCAGAATTCAAGACAACATCCAGACTCTGTAGTGGAGCAACGAGGTCAGTGACCTCAGTGGCCCCGAACCCGGCCTCATCCACCCTGGAATCTTCCCTGGCCACATAATACTGGGAGCCGTCACTGATTATCTCCCCACTGTGGATAGAATAATAAGAACTCCCGTATATGATATAGCCTCCGGCATAATCAGCCTGGTCCTCAAATATAGCCCTCCTGATATACATCGGCATCAAATACGCTGCAGGGGTGCCGCCGGTCCCGGCCAAGACCTGGCTTATCGTTCTGATAAAGTAGGTACCGGCAGCAGGGAGCACCGGATACTTAACTCTGATGATCTCACCCTTGAAAAAATCCACATTCCTGTGGGCCACAATATAAACAATACCACCAGATACTATCTCCCGCTCTGTTGGAATAACAGAATCAACAGAGGTATCAAGAATCCTCCGCTGGGTAGCAGGACCAGACCGGGTACTGTCATTAAACGGCAGCAGTTTCCCGGCAAAATCAGCTGTTGTGCCGTGTACGTCAGAAAAAGTCTGGTCATCAAAAGCTCTAGCTGCTTGCTTTAAGCTGATCATACGCCTGTCACCGGGTCTGTGTCTGGAGAGACAACCACAACATATTCAGAAACATCAACTGATGAATCAACAATATTCTCAATACTCTCCCTTGTGGTACTCATAAGGTCATTCAGCTTATCTATGACAAGCTCATATGTACTCTCAGGAGAGAACCTGACAATTGTCGTCTTTGAGTCGCTTATACTCTTGGCAGCCCTCATGGAAAGAGATGTAGCTACCTCTACAGCCACAGCATATGTAGCATAAAGCCTGGTGAGGTTATATAACTTTTGTTCCAGCGTTGTCCTGGCCGACTCATCCAAAGCCTTGATTTCAACAAACCTGGTAGCCAGATCCCCTGGGCCGGGCGGATCGTCCGGAAGAGTCACCTCACCCAGCCTGAGATCCAGAGCATTGCCATACATCTCCAGAGCAAGCGTCTCGTCAGGAAGGTCATCAGTAGACAGACCACAGGCTGACCTGACCTCATCATATGATGTGTAATCAGTGATTGGCATAATTAAGCCTTATGCAGAATCCCTGCTTTGAGTTGACACTGTAACCACGAGTCGTTCACAGCCAAGATCGGCTGGTTCACATCAAACACTTCTCGGGTGAACGGATTCACCTGGCGCCTTTTCTTGGAAACAACTTTAATTTTCTTTCCGCTTGGTTTCGCAGCAGATGGTTTAGTAGTAGGTTTGGTTTCCTTGGCCTCCTTGGCCTCCTTGGCCTCCTTGGCCTCCTTGGCCTCCTTGGCCTCCTTGGCCTCCTTGGCCTCCTTGATTTCCTTAGCTTTCTCTTCAGCCATAATTGCCTCCGGTTAAAATTTGATAAGGTGTCATACTTTTCAGGATTGTACACGGTGGGCAAAAGAAATGCAAGAAATTGTTGACAGGATGAAGCAGGTGGTGTATTGTTGTGTATATCAACATTATCTTAATCAATATAAAGGAGGAAAATTTTGGAAATTACCAAACTCAAATGCAAAAGGTGTGAATATGAGTGGATTCCAAGAACAGAGAGAAAACCTGTAGCTTGCCCTCACTGCAAGAGTCGGGTATGGGACAGGGATAGATCCAGGAACGTAAAAATCAGAGCAAAAAGGTGGAACGAATAGGATGGCTAGAGGAAGAAAGTTGACCACGGAGGAGTTTATCAAAAGGTCTACAGAAAAGCACAGCGGCAAATATGACTACTCGCTGGCGAACTACACCGGCAGTAACGGGCTAGTCAGAATAATCTGCCCAACTCACGGTGAGTTCAGCCAACGAGCAGCAGGCCACCTAGCAGGGAATGGGTGTATGGCTTGCAAAAATGGTGAAAATAGCGAGAGACTAAAAAAGACCACAGAGGAGTTTATCAAGCAGGCTAAAGAAATACACGGCAATAAATATGACTACAGTCTCTCGAAATACACTGGAAGCAACAATAAGATAGAAATAGTGTGCCCTGCACATGGGCCTTTTTTTCAACGGGCTGGAACACACTTAAAGGGCAGCGGCTGTAGAAAATGCGCAGATGATGACCATACTATAAGAATGACAATGTCTACTGCTGGTTTCATTATGAAGGCCAAAAACATCCATGGAGAGACCTATGACTACAATGCTGTTAGATATAAATCTAGCAGAGAAGAAGTAGACATAATGTGCCCTACGCACGGAGTATTCAAACAAACCCCGGAAACGCATTTAAAAGGGAGTGGGTGCCAAGAATGTGCTAAACTAATTACACGGCTGACCCATACTGACACGGGGTACAATAAATGGGTGAAAAACTGCGAGGCCAAGTATGGAGACAAATATGACTACTCTAAGGTAAATTATGAGGACTGCAGAAAACGAGTTGATATAATCTGTACTGAACACAACACCGTATTCAGCCAGACCCCAGAATCCCACCTACTCAGAGAAGGGTGCCCAAAATGTAGGTATGGTGGTAAATCCTCAAAAGAAGAAGAGCTAGCTGACTTCTTATCCAGACACATAGACATCAAAAGGAATGTGAGGGGAGTAATAGGAAGACATGAGCTAGACATACTTATCCCAGACAAGAACATGGCAATAGAGTTCAACGGCAACTTCTGGCACTCTGAGAGATTCAAAAATAAAAACCACCTAATAGAAAAGCAAAAACTCTGTGCTTCCCACAGCATCAGACTCATTCATGTGGCCGAATATGAAGATCAGGAGGTAGTAAAGAAAACCCTCCTGCATATATTGGGCGTAACCAAAAACAGGGTATATGCCAGAAACTGCGAATGCAGAGAAATCGAATGTATAGGGACAAAAGAGCTACTAGAAGAAAACCACTTGCAGGGTTGGGTATCCGGCTGCAAGAGTTTTGGCATTTTCCACAACAATGACCTCATTGGGTGTATGCTGTTTAGTTCACCTGTAGGGCATCGCGGGCTCAGAAAAGAGGAAGGTGTGTGGGAGCTCAGAAGGTTCTCAACAAAAACAGCTGTAATAGGTGGGGCAGGAAAGCTGTTTGCTTCTTTTATAAGAAAGTACCAACCAAAGACGATAACCAGCTACTCCGATAACAGGTGGTTTACAGGGGAAATGTATAGAAATCTTGGGTTCACCAAAGATAAATACCTACGACCGGATTATAAGTACATGAAATCTGAACTGGTGGTCCCTAAAAACATGCTTACCAAATCAAGAATGAAAAAACTGCCTGGATTTGATTTCTCACCCGAGGAAACAGAACACGATAACGCCTTACGGAATGGTTACCTTCGTATATGGGATTGTGGCAAAACAAAGTGGGTATGGAAAAACCCCGGCCAGTAAACTGGCCGGGGTCTCGGGAGAAGGAGTCGGAGGGAAACTCCTTGTGGGTGGCTATACGGTCAGAGACAGTACATCAAATGCCTCGGTATAGAGTCTGTAAATTACCGACCCGTGGTCTACTCGGACCATGGTGGATCGGCTCAGGACCATCTCTTGGACGGCCTGATAATTAGCAAAGAGGCTGTTCACCTTCTCCAGTCCCCAGTTACTGTCAACGCCCATAATGGTGTTGGCAGGCCAGGTCCCATCAGGCATAACAATAACTTCCAGAGTATCCTGGAATGCCGGATAAATGATCTTAAACGGCACATCAAGTCGATCCATGGAGTTATTATCGGTGACCTTTGGCCGATTTTCGCGTTCATCAATAGCAAGGGCAGCGTCAAAGTCGCATACGACCTTATTCTTGGTGGCGTACATGGAGCCGTTATACAGCCACTTGAGCCATGCCTTCTGAGTCAGCACGCCCGCAGATGTGATACTGGAGTCGTGTACATTGGCCTTGGTCTGGGTGAGAGCGGCGGTGTTATCATCCATATCAGACGAAGTACCATCCGGGTCACCGGTAAGGATCAGGGACAGATTATCAACCCAGTCATTATAGGTCGCCAGGCTGAAGAACCTTTCCAGAGGATCAGAGATCATGTCAATACCGGAGATCAGCATTGCTTCTGCCGATACCTGCATACCCACGCCGAAGGTCGGGATGTTCCGGCTCACGTCAGCAGCGGTGATGGACAGCATGATACTCGGCTCACTGTTCTGAGCCGTCCGCTTCCATTCAAAGTCCTCCGGACCACGATCGCCGGCGTAGTTCACAATAGCCCTCTTAAATTCTTTCCCCGGAATAGTCCGCTCTTTGGCAAGCAGGCTGTTAAAAGCCTGAACAGCCGGAGCAGTCTTCTTGGCGAGGGACGCCTCAACTGTTTCCAGAAGGGCAGGTACAAAGAGCACGGTACTGTCAGGCACCTGCGGGGCAGATGTATAAGTACCGCCGACCTGATTCGTACCAGCCTCGGGCCGCAGCACAGTCTGCAGATTGGTTGGTGTCTGACCAAGCTTGCTATCAAACTTAAACCGAAGACCGGCACTTACACACATCTGGGTGAAAGCATCAGGGTCACCTGCTCTGGTTGGGAACTCCCTGTTAATTACCTGGCGGTAGGTGAGCCCCTCTTTCTGAGCAATGGCATGATACTTCATACCCTCCAGATTCACTTCCTGGAGCTTACCATTTTCATCAATAAATTTTGCCATTTTGGTTCTCCTTACTGTTTTTCGATGAGAACGGTGTCTCCATCGGAGAATGTTCCTGAAATAATTTTCCACATCTTTTCAGTCGCAGTGACCTTGGTGTGGGTAGATACGATTGCTTTCTTGGTCCCGGAATTTGCTGTACCTGCAGCAGCGTTCGCTCCTGCTTCTACCAGTGCTCCAAAGCTGGAGGCACCCGAGAGCTGGACCCATACCCGGCCAGAGTCCTGAATACCTACAATGGTCTTTCCATCCTGAGTCCTCTGCTCAACCGAGTTGATGAAGCCATATATCTGGTCTCCATCAGAGCACAGGGCTACCGTGTCACTGGACACCAGCTTGACCGGCTTGTTCAGGTCATTGTCATCAATCCCGGAGTCATTAATCTTCCAAGGGACATTGGTAATCTTACCATATACATCTTGAGTTGCTTTGCCCATTCTGGACCTCCTTTATTCAAATCCGAGGGCCTCAGCAGCCGCTCTGTCGGTTATGGTCTTGAAGACCCTTTCTTCTTCAGGTTTAGCAGTAGTAGCTTCAGGAGTAACTTCCCCGGAAGGGAGGCTCTTCATGAATAGCTTGTCAGCAGCCTTAAACTCTTTGAGCACAGTGGCAGCATCCATCTCCTTGGTATCCACTTCAGCAAGATCAAGAGCAGCCCTGCGAAGTTCCAGTTGGCCTGCAAGAACACCTCGCATCTCAGTGATAAGCTCGTCCTTAGCCTCAGCCTCCTTTGAGACATTCTCAGCAGCCGCCTCCAACTCAGTAATCTTGGCCTCAAGGTCAGTAATTTTGGACTCAAGCTCTGCTACTTTTGTCTCCATCTCGGGAGTTCCGCTAGTTTCAGGAGTCTCAGCAACCTCTGTACTGGATTCAGGAGTCTCTACCTCTTCTTCATTGGCATCGAGGTTGGTCTCAGCTTCAGGCTCTTCCGCCACTTTTGTTTTGTACAGCTGCTCAAGGGCAGCCTTGTTAACAGCTTTCTTCATATCGAAGGTCTCCTTCTGTTGTGATTGTCTTTACCCATAGTTACTAAGTAGCTTAACACAGGGCATGGGGACTATAAACTCCCATGTGTGAGATATTAATTGCTGCGTTTAAGTCTGCATCTATAACGCTCCCACAAGCACATTGATAAATCTTCCCTTGTCGGTTAGATTTATCAATCGTCCCACATTTACAACACTTCTGGCTTGTGTAGGCTGGTGGTATTAGAGTGAATAATGTCCCAGCCTCCTCTGCCAGTCGCTGGAGCTTCCTCAAAACCTTTGGGTAACTCCATCGTTGTAATTTGTTATTAAACTTCTTATTTATTCGGCCTTTCGACTTCCGCTTTACATTTTTCAAATCCTCTGCTACCAGCTCCATAACCTCTGACAAGTCAAACTTGTTTAGTGACTTGTTTATCAAGCTGTCCCTTTCGATCAACGCCCGCTTAAACGCCTTACTTCCTTGTTTCTTTCTGGATATTTTTTCGTAAATATGCTCAAGGCCGTCGTCAAAAGACTGATCAGCAGAAGTCCTAACAAGTTCTTTATAGCCGCAGTCAATCCCTACAACCTTACCACTGCTTTTTCTTTTTGGTACCTGTTTCTCAAAGAAAACCTCAATGAACCACCTTCCACCCCTATTAATTAATCTGACAGACTTACTTCTGTTCCAATTTTTGAATTTATTATAATGTTTATGGGCTTTTGCTGGTAGTCGCAACTGAATACGCCTGCCTACTGATGAAATTCTTACCCACAAATCAAAATGGTTGCCTGACTGAAAATCTATAAATCTACTGTCCAGATTAAATGATTTTCTCTTCAACACTGGTTTCACCCTATTCTTCTTCTTTCTTTGAGATTTGACTATCTCAAGGGCTTGTTTTCCCAAACACTGCTGTAATCGGGCAGATAACCAGGTGTCAACTTTCTCGCTGACAAACTTAGAAGAAAAGTCCTTTTTACTCCACAGTGAGTCAATATATAAATTAACTACTGCAAGCATTTCATCCGAGATACTGTCTAACAGTAATAGTTTACTTCGGTTGGCAGCACCTACTGATAATATAGAACTTCTAATCATGACACCTCGTATATGGCTTATAAATCAGCTACTTTTAGTCTGTGTTCTACCCATACAGCATTTGGCTAGTATTTGTCAAGTGTTTTTCCGCCTCTTCAATAGCTTGGGTCATTACTTCCCCGAATGGTTTTACCCCATCAATCAGAATCGCGTGGACAGCCTGCTCACCTATAAACTCCTTCCCGGAGGGAATATCACGGGCCTTCATGACCGCCATATCAATCCCCCTGGCATCCATAACAATCTGGTAAAAATTGTCAGCCATAGACGTTACAATACCCTGGATGTGGGCGATCTCTTCTTTTGTCAAAGAGAAGGCAGGACTCCCTGCGCCCTTCAAATTCCCCGACCGGAACCTCACTGGCTTGATCTTCCTCTCTTTCAGAAACCCTGAGTAATCATAAAATTCCATGATCACCCCGATAGACCCGACCATTGCCATCATGTCAGCAAAAACATAATCAGCCTGGCAGCCAAGAAAATACCCTGCTGAACACATACTCCCACCGGCATAAGAAAAAGTCTTGACTGGTATATTGGATATCAGATCCGCAGTCTCCGCTACGCCATTCACCTTCCCGCCTGGAGTATCAAAATAAAACACGACTGCTTTGACATCCTGCTCCATGGCGTACATAATAGCTTGGTTGATCCTTTCATAAGCCACCAACCCAAGATACTTATTTGCCCAAGAGTGCCTGTTCGTAAGCATCCCAGAAATTGATACCACCGCCACGTTGTCCTGAATGGACAAGACTTCAGGAGCTGGGTTCCTACTCTCATCGGCATCAGACGGGTTCATCGTACCAGCCATCAACACCTCGGCCACGGAAGCTTCAGCCTGGAGGAACTTCTCATAATACCCCCGTTGTATCATGAGTATATCGTAAGTAGTTGGTTTCATTGTCATTTTGACTTAACTCCTTTATTATCAGGATCTGAATTCTTCTGAGCCTGTGTCGAATCCGGCTTCCCGTCCGGAGAAACTGAAGTATTGGAATAATCATTCCCGGAAACATCCGGCTTCTTCACCCCGAACATCGTACCGGACAAAGGTTTATACCCTTCCGGCGGCAGAGACCCTGTCAACTTGATACAGGCCATGGTATCTGACATCTGCCCGAGAGATAACAGCTCCAGAATAGTCGACTGCTCAATCGCCCGAAAGCTCGCCAGCTCCAGGTAGGGCCGCAGGTTGACCTCTTCCAGAGCAAAACTCGCGTAACCCCTGTTCCCATACGTCCTGAGCACAAACGTCAACGCCCGCGACATAGCATTATTAAATTCCAACTGAGCCGCAGAAATACTCTTCAGGAACAACAGGGATTCCGTAGAGGCCGCATCCGAAGAAGTCCCCCGACCTATAATGGAGGGCAGGATCTTCGCCCCTGCAGAAATCTTCCCGTTTATCAATTCCTGCAACACAGATATGGTCCTATCCTCAGACCTGTTCGCTGCAGAAATCGTGTCAAACGCAATATTATCAAAGACAACAAGGGCGTCCCATGGAGACAAATTCTTAAGCCTGCTGTCCAACGCAGTGAGAAGCGCTTCCCGGTGTTCTTTTAATTTCTTCTGATCCGTCTGCACGTCCAGTGGAAGCGACTTGACAAATTTCTCTGAGTCAATTGTCCCAACCATCCGCTGGAACAAATTCCTCACAGCCGCCCGGCGCAAGTCATTCACAAAATCTGAATCCCACAGACACGCCTGGATCGCAGCCTGTAGCGGCGACTCAGCATATGGCGATTCCCCATCCTGAATAGAGGAAGAATATATAATATTTGGGTAATTAAGCGGGATATCTACATTATTTGGACCCTTGTATATTGGATATGTAGACGGATTATCATCAGCCCACTCCAACAACCTGGCAGGAACAACCTTGATATAGGCCGGCAACCTTGTTTTACCAAGAACCACCTCCAGCATCCCCGCCCCATACCGAAAGGTATCATAAAGAAAACTTGATGTAAGGGACCTCAGATCCCTCGGCTTGGAAAATTTAGTGTAATCAGGAGCAGCAAAATTCAGCCTGGTGAGGAACATCTGGACCAATTCCGTGCCCTGCTCATCAACCCGCCCTGTCTGGTCATACGCAAAGGCTGTATATCTACTTGATATCGCAGACTTTATCTTAGCCTCTACCGCATGTGACAAGTCCGGTGAAGACAACACCAACTTCTTGATAGTCTCCGACATAGTAGGAGACCACCTTATAGAGTCAGACAGGACTAAATTAGTGATATTAGTAGTATTATCAGTAATCGTCGACCCCTTAGAGGTCGTAAGGTACGACGGAGTGGTAATCTCAGTCTTCTTACCCGGCACCTTCACCTCTTCCGTCTGAGCCTGCGATGCCCTACCAAAAATTTTATTAAGTATTCCCATGGGTTGCGCCTGTTGTGGGTTTTATACTCATGGTACAGTTATGCCGGTGTAATGTCAAGGTTTTTCTGGCTGACGCACAAACCTAGTATCCACCGTATGTATATCAACCGGCATATAGACTTGGGCAATATCCTTCATAACAATCCTACTCGCCACCATACAGTATACTGACGAATGGTGCAAGTGATCCTCATCTGACGCCCCGCGAATCGAGAGCTTCTTCGGCTTTATCCACTTATAAACCGTCTGCCCCGCTGATGAATTCTTCGCATCCCTGACCCTCCTCATAACCTGCAGGTGCTCCAGCAACATCTGGTCATACTCCGATGTCCTGTACGTAAGCAACCCGGAAGAGACCATATCAGAAAACACATCGAAGGCAGGGGACATGTTGATACTCACCAGCTTCACCTTACCGGTAGCCTCATCATCCCTAACATCCAGAGTAAATAACTCCGGCCTCGGCTTCTGATACACCCTATACTCCGCCGCCCACATTCCTGGGGTCGCCATAACAAGCTCCCTCGCCAGAGAAGTCTCCGGCATCAGGTCCATCACCCCTCCTATACACCTGAATTTATTGATAATTTTAGGAAACTCCTGCCTCACATCCTTGAGCTTAATCGGAGCTATCGTATGGATATACAGCCTCGCATCCATCACAGTCCCAATCGTCATCCACAAATACTTCCCCACATCCAACCCGAATACATTGACCGGACCCGGAGGCTGCGATTCGAACCTCAACTGCGATATGTCAAGTGCGCTATTCTTACTTGACGTAGGAATCCCAAGCGCCTGCTGCTCGAAATCATTCCTGTCCTGATTCGTCACCATCGCCTTTATAAGGTCCCCAGGGGACACAAACTTCGGCAGATCGAACGGACCAATTTTCATCCCTATTTTCGGCAAGTTAGGAGTCTCCGCCGTATTAACCCACCTCGTATATGGGTACCCGAACAGTGTCTGCCTGTTACACCTGGGACATTCCAGGTATGCTTCCTGTATATTCAGGTTACTTTTCGCTATTTTCCTGACCGTAAGTGTACGAACCGGGTGTGTATAACCCGGAATCCTCACATCTTTGTAAAAATCAGGGAAAAACTCATGGCTACACCTACTGCAGGACAGAATATTCTCCCAAACTACACCACAATTGTCCAATTCAGCAGAAATATCAAACCCCTCGTACAGCGGAGTGGAAAAAAAGGTTGTTGACTTGTGCTCCTGGTGCCTCTGCCTGTTTGACATGGCCGTAACCGTCTTCATAGACACCCTCGCCAACTCATCCACGGTTATATCCCTGATCGGACGTGTAATGGCGGTACTCTTTGAGTCTTTTGAGCCTGACAAAGCGTAGAGTACGGACCCGTTCCGGAGTCTTTTCAGGGACGCCGAGTCTATTTTGGGGTCAATTGCCTGTGCCAGCATGGGCGCCTCGGCAATTATCTGTGCTATTCGCACCTTCATCACCTCTGTAACCTGCCCGAGGGACGGGAGGATGAGAGCGGAGTAATAACTCGGGGTCAAATATGCGTAGGAAAGCTTCACCCTGTATATTACTTCCGAGGCACCGGCCTGTGCCACCTTGCTGAGGACAAAATCCACATCAGGATCGGAAAGTATCTCAATTATTTTGTCTTGATACTCATGATGCTTGGTGGAGAATGGTCTTTGATTGAGATAAGTATGTGAAAAGATGAATTCTTTTATATCATCTGAGGAAAAGTTGACCTTGGATTTGGCCGCATGGATAAATTTAGTCCTCAGCGTTCTCAAGTTCGGCATCTATTTGTTCCAGTATTTGATTTGCCAGATTCGGGTCTATTTTTGACAGAGCTTCTATCACTATGTGCTGGAACCTGGCATGGGTCTCAGCATTATAGAGCTTCTCCTGTGTTGCTACGAGGGCCTGGAGCATCTTAGTGGTCGCATTCAGCATGGCCGTGATGTCCGTATCCTTGTACCTGTCTGGCTCTTGGAGCATCTCGTCTCTACGGGCTATAATAGCGTTGTAGTGCTCCTTGAGCTCGTCTGATATTACGAGGGTGGCTTTGTCTGGTCTTTCAGGGCGTTGTATATCTCCGGGAAGTGTTTCTTCAGCGATCTCCTGGCTAAACCAGTCGGTGTTGTTCTCCTGTTCAGCCAGTTGCTGACTGTCGCCTGTGAAACCTTGAGTGTGCCGGCTATCTCTTTTTGTGTCCATTTGGTTTTCAGCATTTTTATTTTAAGATTACTGTATTAAGATTGATATTTCAAGGTTTAAAATTGATCTTTGTTTCAAAGGGGTGCCTATAAGCAACCTCCAGGCCAATTTGCCAGTTATTGGTATACGTCTTATATACTACGCTGTGGTACCTTTACCAGGGAGTCCTGCTCCGCCCTGCTCCGCCCTGCTCCGCCCTGCTCCGCCCTGCTCCGCCCTGCCAGAAAAAAGTGAATAGACAGTAAAAAAATTACCCCGATCTATTGACTTGTCCTAACCAGCGTGGTATAAAGAGGCATGGGATAAATTATTAACCTCAACACAGGGAGTAATAAAATCATGAAAAATATCTTGAACGAATGCCGCCAGGCGCGGCAACATGTTAAGGCTGCCTGCGTGGACAACGCAGGCGGCCTCACTTGGCACGGCTCTGACTGTCTAGGGACAGTCCGGGCCATTGAAAATATCATGACGATAAGTCATGATACTACCCGTATCAGTCGGCTGTTTAGCTGGCTGACAGAAAAAGAACTTGTTTCCGGCAAAGGCGTACCCTTGCCGGAAAAAGAGCGCAGAAACGCTCTTTGGCATTGCCGATTCGGCAATGCCGAAGAGACAACCGAGCTTATCGACATGGCCGCAGGCTATGTCAAGAACTGGCTGGGGTATTAATGGTAGGCCGTGACGGATTAGTCCGTCACGGCCTTTTGTCGTTGTTTAAATCAACACCGGAGGATTAAATCATGAGAAAGGTAGAATTATTTCAAGCTGTTAGTACAACCGCATACGCCGTAGTGGATATCAAGAAATCTGACAGCATTAAAACAATGCTGTCAGAAAAGATAACTGCGTCCACGGACGCAGTAGTCAGTCATTTTGACAAAGACCTGACTGGTCTTTGTCAGTTCTTGACCGATTCCATTCGCGCCCTGAAAGATGAGGGCGTATTCGGGGAAGGTAAAAACGCTGCGAACCTGCAGCAGAACTTGAGCCGCAGGTTTGCCACTGCGGTTGAGCGCCACACGGCTGAATGGTCAACCACTATGACCCTGACCGGGTACAACCCGGTCAAGGCCAAAGAAAAGGTGATCAAGGCCAGAAAATCGGCCTCAGACATATTAACAGAGAAGGCAGGTGAGTTAGGAGCGGATGAAACCGCCATAACTGAAATCTTTGCATCCATCGAGGCCGCAAAGAAAAGAGCGGAAAAGCGCTCCGCCAGCTTGCGGAAGATGGCCGCCGAAAAAGCGGCTGAAAGGCAGGTGCAGGAGCACTACAGCTCCATCATTGCTCTTGCCAAAAACGGTAAGAGCGCTGAAGAAATCGCAGGATTCTTCGGCATTGATCAAGACATGACTGCAGAAGCAGTCGAGAAGGTCAAAGCTGCATCAAATGGTTAGGAAATAGGTGTTCACCTATACCGGGAAACGGTATAGGTGAACACCTATAAATTCTGAATCCCTGTATAGGTGACCACCTATACAGGGATTTTTGTTTGTAGAGGTAAAGACAATGGATGAAAAAGAATTCGCAATAACATTTACAAATAGCCAGTACAATGATGATTGCGAAATCATCAGTTCATGGCCCTTTAGGGATGAACAGCCGAAACAACCAAAGATACTGAAAAACACAGTATGGTATGTTGATGATAGCAATGGCATGACGATTGCTGAATTCAAGGAACAGGACAAAGCATACTGGTTCCTTGAGAATTGCTGTGCTGGTGGAAGGGTGAGAAAATACAGCCCGACACCTGAAGAATACGACGAACAACAGGCGATTACCCGCCAGGAAAAAAGATATCAAAGGGGGTTCGGATGAAATTTCTATTCTTACTTGGAAGTAGCTGGCCTGTAATCCTGTATTTGATCACAGAGGTGGTTAAATGAAATATTGGATATATAACTGGTCTGGGGCAGTCTGTGTCTATAAAAATGATACAGGCTGCCAGGTTATTTGGAAAGGAAAATACTACTTCATGCCTCACAGGGCAGATTGCTGGGCGTGGAATATTATAGAGGTGTAAAAATGATGAGATATTTCGGGCCGGTATTAATTATACTGGCATACATTGTAGTAGAAAACATGGAGGTATTGTTATGAAAAAGATTTTATGGATAAGTAACCATAAGGCCACGGATGAACAGCTCAGAGACATGGCCGATCAGTTTGGGAGCTATGACCTGACCAGCCTGGATAATCCCAAGTGGGGCCAGATTGACCCTGAATTTAGCATGTCTGACTTAGAAGACTACTTATGTGAGTTTATTCCTTTCTTCAAAGAATTTGATCACATCATAGTTATGGGCGAACTGTCTGCGTGTTTAACAGTAGTTGCTTGGGCAATCGTTATGGAAAAACCAGTCTGGACACCCACGACCAAACGGGAGTCCAAAGAAGTCCAGAATCCTGACGGAACTGTTAGGAAAACAAATGTCTTCAAGCATGTGCAATTCAGGTGTTTGTACCACCCTGACTCCGATTGATTGTTAGGCACCCTCCCAAAAAATTTGGATTCAGGAGCAAATTTAAATCAAAACCGAATTTGCTCTTGAATCCATGTCAAAATTCCCTTCCAAAAAGCCTCAGATTCGCGCTCACGCCACGCTTTTACCCTTCCGCTATCATTCGTATTGGCTTCTTATTCCGCATTCTGGCGGCGATTTCAGCGTACTTTTTGTCTATTTCCGGCCGTTCAGTAATTCTACAAGGTTGGATTTCTGTGTTATCGATTTCTATCCCTAATTCAGGACCAAACAGAATTTTTGGGTCCGCTGGGATTTCCATCCGGTCAAATAACTTGACCAAAAACCCGCCGATTCTGTAAATTCCAGCTTCACTTGGAATTCCAATCTGATTCTGAACCATGCGGGAAAATGTTTCGGAATCAAGTGGTTGTGCATTATATTTGTCGCATATTTGCAAGTATGCTTCTGCAATTAATCTTGGTGTAGTCATGGAATTTCCAGGGTAGAATTTCAGCCTACTCGCAAGATTATTAGTAGATTTATTGACCTTAACTTGTTTCAAGAGCAAGGATGAAATTGAGTTTGAAACTGAAGTAAAGTTATTGACAAGCTGAAGGTTGCGTTCTGAGCACTCAAACTTCTTTAGCCGGATCAATAAGGATTTCAAATTGCGCCACATGACGTTTAGTCTGCTCTGAAAATCCTGATAAAACAGTAACTTAAATTCTTCCTGCTGATCAAGTATGGATAAAACAGAACGATAATTCCGCACAGCAATTTCGGTGGTTTCCAGGAAAATCGGCGCCGAACTTGCAGCCATCGCCTGCTTTGTATAATGTTCCGCCGATTGTAAGTCAGCGGATATCAAGCCATTTATGAGTTCAGTTTGTTCCATGTTTTGAATATTAATTTAAATCTGAGCATATTGCAAGTTCGCGCGTGCAGAATACTCCATGCATAAGGATATCGTTAAATAGGGATGCGTTTTGTATCGGCAGTAATGTCAAGGATTTAAGCCATTTTTGTATTACAATGTAGTACAAAAACCTCCATTTTTGTTAGGTTTTTCGCTCTGAAAAATGTTAGGATTCAGAGTTTCTAACAGATGATTGAAGCAAGATGAGAAAATTTGAAATGCTCCATGCATAAGAAAATGCTTAAATAGACTGAGAATGATTCTCACACCGATTTTGCCCTGCTTTTGGATTTAGTGTATTTTTAGTGTATTTTTTAGTGTATGAAAAATGTATGGTTTGTGTACTTTTTGAAATCGTGGATCAAAAAGGATTTCAAGCACTTAAGCAATTTTAGTGTATTTTATGAAGGAATTTGCTTTCGTTTTCTCTATAGGAAAATAAAAATAGGTATGCTCAACATTTCTAACAATAATTTTTTCCTAACCACTATATATATCTTTCTTCATTAAAGAGTAAATAGAAAAATCAGGCAAAAATTTCGCTCCATTTCTAACAAACAAAAGAGTCAACATATTTTTATTTTCCCTAAAGGAAAAACAGAAGCAAATTCATTCATTTTATACACTAAAATCCATTAACTAATTGGAATAAAAGTAAATCCAACACATAAAAAAATACACAAAATAGTCATTTTTCATACATCAAAAAATACACTAACCCTCATTTCCGCTCTTACAGGCACCTTCCGCAGAAAAAATAAAATCCTAACAAACTTTCATTCCTAACACTAAATACCCGTGAAATTTACCATACCCCTGCTCCATCAGGCAAAATCCATACTACAAAGTAGGACACCAATCAACATAACTGCTTGGAATAACAATAAAAAGAAAAACCCAGAAAAAACCACAATATACTACAAAGTAGTACAAAAAAGAGGCCCAAAAATGAACAAGAAAAGAGCAATCTACCTGACCTGGAAACTCTGGGAAGAGGTACCAAACTCCCCAGACCCCTCCAGCCTTTATATCAGAAAAGCTGAAGCAGCCGAGATCCTCCAGATCAGAGGCATTATTACCGATATGGAATTACATGCCCTCCACTATCTTCAAACCAGGGGCATTCTCAAGTGATCACTGCCCGGAATGCCTTGGCCTGCTCTTGTGGGGGTGCCCTCCAAACACTCACATGTGCCCCTGCGAGGGTCCAGATTCTCCCTATACTAAATTCAAGGACACAAGAGCCCCTGAGTACGCCCTACAGGTCACAAATTATTTTCGTGACCTCTACCATTCATTAACCTAAACAAGCCCGTCAGCAGCCTCTGAGGGCTTTTTAACACATAAAAGGAGACAAACTATGATAACACCAAACAGCATCCAGAATGGAAACGGATTCTACATAAGCTACAATTCCGTAGACACCCGCCTCTATGGGTCCGACACCACCGCCCTGGTAGACAACAATATGACAACCTTCTTCATCCTGAATGGAGACCACAGAGAAGCATATAAACCACTAATCCCAAAAGGGTTCGAGGCTTGCCTTGAATATTTCAAGGAAAATCAGCACCTTATGAACAAATACAGCGACAAACTCAAACTCAAGCCACCACATGACCAATCCCAAAAATACATAAGGGAAAGGCATAACAGGCAGGCCCTAACAATGGGGCAGAACCCGCCATATCCGGATGAGTTGTTTTAATAACAAAATAAGGAGGTAACCCATGGAATTTAAAGTAATTTTTTACCGTAACAACCACTACGAAGCCCTAAACATCCCTACCCATACGGTAGGGTTCGGCCTGCTTGGAAAGATGAGGGAGAAGGCACACCCACGTCACCTGTATTTACGAAATGTTAAGGAGGAAGTTAGGGGTATCAAACTTAAAGAGTACTCAATAACTCTCCCGGAAGAGGAGGCCAGGACCACAGGGCTATTTGAGGAGTCTTCCACAGTACGTGTGCGTGTATCAAAAGATTTTCTCAATAAATACACCTCACTACAAATAAAAATAGATGGGGAGGGGCCCTTATGTCACGCGGAGGCTTACTATGAAATCAGAAACTCAGCCTTGATTCAGGACTGGAGAGGGGCTGGGTTTCCACTGGGATGGGAGGAATAAAAATGGCTTATATATCAAAAACAAAAAGAGTTGGAAACCCTCCAGGTAAAAAGGTGCGCCTGCTGACAGAAGCAAGCAGTCTAGTCGGGAAATTCACTGTAGGTAGCATTGTTACAGTCACAGGGCACAATGGTCCATATGGCTATGACTTTGAAGATGAGCACGGAAACAGTGTTATTGAATCAACCGCAAAGTTTGAATTAGTTGAGGATGAGACAAACCAGACAAACCAGACAAACTGACGTATAAAACAAAACGGAGGAATTATGACACTATCAGAATTTGGCTTAGTATACTACGCTCCACTACTTTTCTGCCTTGCAGCCTGGGCATTTCTGTACTTTGCTTATCCAAAAATACGCCCATCTAAAATTGAGAATATAATTTTGTTGGTGGGTTCTTTTTGGCCGGTAGTGAATGTTCACTTGGCCTTTCTTTTTATACTCACCCTGGGTATTTTTGTTGGTGGGGATTGGTCTAAAAAGGAGAAATAAAGATGAAAACAAAAGGCGAAGTTATAAGTAGATTTTCGGATTACGCTGAAGAAGTGGGCATAATTGATGACATAGCTGAGCTTGGTGGGGTATCCGCTTACCTGGATGCTGAACTTTTTGGCCCCCTTAGAAATAAAACACCTATCCAGTTTGAGATTTTGGCTATGCTGAACGATGCTGAGATCTTCCTGGAGGATATTTTTCCAGTAAAAGTATCCCAAGATACGTATGAAGACAGAGAAGGTATCAGGTGGCATTTTGATGCTTCTCTGGAGACTCAATCAGGTGCCTTGGTGCCAATAAAAATAGAGGAGGAATAAACATGGCCGGTGTAACAAGATATGACAAAACCTACAATAACGTTTATTGGGACAGTCACCCCTGGGTTTATAAGTGTAAGAATATGTATAGACGTCTGAAGCAGGTGTTTGACGTACTGGCTGGGGAAGAATATAGGGAGTTCAAATCGTTTTTAGCTGACGCTTTAATCGACGTTTTAGGTACTGGTGGTAGTACAGACCATCAATATCTCAGGCCAAACGGAGAGTGGTGCCATTACCCACGGATTTATTACCTGTTGAGGATTGTCGAGATAGGTATAACGGCAGAATTTCAGGACTATGCCACCGGCATAGTCGACAAAGTATTTAATGAGGCGTCTCTATACTTTAATGAATTATATGAGGAGAGAGGAGAAAAGTTAACCCTCGAAGACGCGATAATATATTTCAAAGGGGCTAACGCCGTCCCAAACTTTCGCGGGGATGTGCGGGAGTTTTATTTCGAGTTTGATCATTCTGATAAAGAGAGTGTGTTTAAGTGGTTGGGAGGAGTAGAGCCTTATCAGGATAGAGTCGGTAAAGCCAAGGTTCGTGACTGGCTTAAAAAAAGATGGGAGGAATCCAAAAATGAAACGCGAGGATAGATACATCATAATTAAGAGGAAAGACCTCAAGGAGGCAGGGATACCGGAAGACTCGCTGGCCTACCTTGACTTGATCCTGAAGTTGGTGGAGGAGTACAGGTCCTACCGGGGAGTAGGGCCGCTCGAAGCAGTCGTGGTCGAACATGACCGGCCTGAATACGATAAAGTATTGAAATTATTGAAGAAACCAAAATCCAAGCAGGTTGTCCTGCCTAAGAGGGAGCTTCTCGAAACTATTGTCAAACAGGGGTATCTTCCTGGTAATGCGCTACATAAGCCATGGACAAATCAGAACCCACACATGCCCTATTTCTATCACAGCATGTTTGGTAACTGTGGGAAGGAGCCTGACCCGTTGTATGAGTGGGACCCATCTTGGCTTACTTCAAATGCCCCTTTGAAATAAGTGCCTTTTCTTGGAGACCCAAGGGATCTTGACTTGGGTACGAAAGTAGAAAAGGGCCATATTCCAGACAGTGTTATCACCAGGCTGAAGGAGTGTGAGGTTGAGTTGGTCAGGGCTGCTAAACAGGGGGCTGCCGTATTCATGAGGGGGCCGGTAGTAAAAGATAACATGAAGTACAGGGCTGTATATTTTGTGCCACGTGACACATTAAAAAGAGCAAACTATAATAAAGCGAAGGTAGATTTCCGTAATCCTGTCTTCACAATCGAGGAGGAAAAGTAATGGCGAGTCATAAAGAAGTGGTCATGCACCAGACGTGGGGCCACTTATTCCCGCAGGAACAGTGTAAGCACAAGGCGACTATCCGGGTTGCACAATCAGCATATACCGGCCTGCACTTACTGGACCATGATTCGAAATTTGCGGATTCTCCATGGTTTTGCGCAGCTCTGGGAGAATTTATGTTTAACCTGCCTGACTTGGAGCCAGGTGAGGTGAAAGATATACCGGTCACGATTCAAGTTGTGACCAAAATCAAACGCATATACTGGATGGAGGAGGTATTGACATACGATTTGATGCCAGAAGTATATGACATTATTGAAATAAAGGAGGAAGAGTAATGGAACTTACAGTAAAATTTGTAACCAATGTTTCTGCTCCGGTCATCAGCAAGTCGGTCTTGCGGCCGTGGACAGAATCCGTGCTGAACTCGGTCCGAACATTCCGCTGGGAGTAGTTCACGGGCTCTCCAAAGAATTGAAGCACCACTACTTTGAAGCCTATGTCACAGAGGATTTTGCCAGGAAGTCCGGTCTGTTTAAGGATCGGCACAAGGTGGAAGTAGAGGTGCCCATAAAAAGTTTGAACAAGTATGTGACGGAAAAGGTGGGGTATGACAATGATGGGGAATCTACAACAGCGGCCTGGATATACAATACCGTTGATGTAGGCAATCTTCTTTATGACTGGAAAGAAGCAGGGTACCCACTAAAATGGTACCCTATCAGTAATTAACAATAACTAAAACTAGAGGAGGTATACTATGTTAATACCAAAAGAGGCGGAGTATTTAAAAGGCATGACGACGCCCATTAGCAGGGTTACTTACTATGAAGTCACTAAAGGTGTTAGGTTGAGAGGAGGTATTCTTGAAGCTACAGATAACGAAGCATTGTGGCGACATACCCTCCAGACGTTACATGAGGAATTTCCCGCAACACAGGGGTCAGAAGCTCTCCCTGATGATTTTACCTCTATTATTCCGGTAAAGGCGTTTGAGAAGGCTATGAAAAATGTCCCCAAAAAACCCAGCCTTTCAATACTTAACAATATTCATGTCAGTATGAGTGACGGTAAAATTAAACTCACCACCACTGACCTAGAGACTACTGATAGTGTTGAAGTAAAGCCGTTTGAGGGGGAGTTCCCTGATACTGATAACGTTGTCAAGGAATTTAACAAGCTTGTTGAATCCCAGAAGTCGGAGAAGGTAGCCATTGGGGTTCCTCATTTGGAGAAAATGCTGAAGGTCGCTAAATCCCAGAAATCTGATTACGTTGAGTTGGAACTAGCATTCTCTGATGAAGAAGATATAGCAATGATCCGGGTTAAGATAAGCAACCCGGATGTTGAGGGCTATGTTGCTCCATTCTTTGTTGACAGGTAGAAAAGGCAGGCGCAGCCCCTGCCCCACAACCACTAAGTAAGCGCGTATCCCCGCCATATCCAGCCGTCCGCCCTGCGGACGGCTTTCCCCAGTGTCTTGTCCATCTGGACGTAGAATTCACCTTTCCTGAGAGGCTTGACATTGGATTCTTCACAGAATTTCATGTACCTGTCCCATGCGAGGGTTCTGTGTATTCCTTTGCCGCCTGACAAGATGGACTCTTTGATAAACAGGGCGACAGGATCTTCAACAAGTTTCCAGTCTTCCCACAGGGCCTTACTCAGAGTTGTATCCAAACCACCTTCTGCCCACAGTTCCACCCCTGTAATGCACCAGGCCAGAACAGCCGGAAGTTCTTTTTCAAGAATCATTTTGGCGAGGCCATCAATCTGGAATTCATTCCGCCTGACAAACTTCACGATTGTATCCCCAAACCGCCTTTGGATAGCACTCCCTACTTCATTCAGCCTGAAGAATTCGTTCATGGACAGGATCATTCCTACGTTTGGCTTGAACGAAACAGGGGGCATGTACAGGGGCCTTCCTGTAATGGTACCTCCACCGACTATTTCTTTCAGGCCGGTCAGGTCAATCTTTCTGTCCTTTCGGATTTCTGAAACAAAATTTATCCGGGAGTCGGCCAGGTTTATCCGGTATTTTGGGTCGTTCATCTGCTCGATTGAGATAGATGTCAGTCTGTTCTTCGGGAGCAGGGCCTCCAGAATATCGAACATGGTTCCTTTCCCGGCTCCGCCATCTCCGAAGAAGGTTGCCACTTTCTGGAGTTGTGGGAGCAATCCACATACTGCTAGGCCACATAATTGCTGTAATAATATAGGGTTATCAACATTTTTCAGGATGTGGTTGAACATTCCTGATTCAATCTCAAAATCGAAATCAGGTTTTAAGCCAAGTTTGAAACGGCAGTAATCTTCTTTCTCATATTTTCTGAGGCGAATGAATTTGTACCCTGAGTCACCACTTATTCCCGGGAATCCGTCCGGTGATACTTCATAGAATCCATCAGAGCAGGGGAAGCCTGGTGTTTCCACCCACTGTTCTGTCCTGATATCCTCCTCCGTGACGATTGCCCCGGCAATTGACCTATAATCTGAAACTCTTTTACAGCGCTCTACATGGTTGTACCGGACCCGGATCTTTTTTTGAATTGCTCCGGTATTCATGCCGGTCCACAGGCTGCTCCCTGACCATGTATATAAGGTGTCTCCATAAGAAACGCAGTCAGGAAGGAAGCTCAGGAAGTCTGTGATGACATCCCCGTGGGTGGCACCGGCCTCCATGTGGCTCCCGTCTTCTTTTGCGTCGTACAGGCAGTCGGCTTCGGAATCATCTCCAATTGTCTCCGGTGGCTGCTTCTTCTTTATACGTTTCTTGGTTTCTGATATGTCTTTCCGGAGGCCGCCTTTCCCACACTGCAGGCGGTCTGTGATGATCTCTATATACCTGTCTTCCTGGACGCCGGTAATGCCATGGATTCCACACAAGGTGCCGAACAGGGCGAAATTTTCTTCCAACTCATCCACACCACAGGATTCTGCCCAGTTCAGCAGGTCCTCGAAATCCCACCGAAGTTTGTACTTTATTCCACCGTGGGAGAAGGAGTGGAGGATGAGGTTGTCATGGGAACCGAGAATCATTCCTACATTTCTGGACTGCTCCATCTTGATAGGGTCAGCAAATCCCCCGACATCTATCCAGTCGTCCGGGTTGCACAGGATGTCGCGGACGGATACGTAAGACCCATCATTACGTAACAGGTTGAAATTACTGTATATAATTTTCTCTTCGAGTCCTTCTACGACCTTCTTGGACTCCTTGATATTCAAACCCTTTTTCTGGTACTTCTTGATTTGTTTGGTTTTCCATTCTTTTCTTTTCTGCTTGACTTCAGGGGAGCTTTCTATTGACCTCCGGTATATATTCCACTCGTACCGGAAGTCAGCACACAGGGTTTCAAGGATTGTCCGGGCTATTTCAGCATCCAAGACTCCTCCAGGTATGTACCTGCAGTCTCTTTCAACAGCTGCTATCCAGTCGAAGTTTCCTCTGTTGCTGATCTGTGCGTCTGCGGTATAGATGACCCGTTCAGGTGACCCGACCATACCATCTATCAGGCTCTCAGGAAGGACTGTTCCTGCTTCCGTGAGTCTCCACCCTCTGAACCTGTCATCCAACCAGCACAAGCGGTGGATGAGCTGGACAATATTATCAGCGTTTCCTTTTATTGGGATGAAGACGTGGAGTCCTGAGCCTGTCTCACCCTTGACACTGACACTGGATGAGGAGGAGCCCCGGATCCACTTACAGATTGTTGTCCTCTCTGTTTCACTCTCTCCAATGAGGGCATCCTGTAGGAGTACATCAAGATCACCGAGGAAATCTTCCCTCTCTGTTCCGGAAACAGGTTTGTCAAAGTCAAGGTAGATGAGCCCGATATTCCCACTGTTGCACCAGTCGAAGAAGTCCTTTGTCCGGGCGATGAATTCACCTTTAACCTTGTCCCTTGTTGTGAGTTCCTTGATTTCTCCAACCTCTCCAAAAGTACCTAAAGTTATACACTTATTGTCATAACTTCCAAGTTCCTTTAAGTATTCTGAGAAGGATTCAGCGGGGACGGATTTGACTTCTGCCTTACCCGAATAGATATTCGCGGCTGATTTTACATTCAGACTACCATCAACATCTACGATGTATTTTTTGGCTACATTCCCCTTGTCAACTTTAATCTCCGTGAATGTGATATTCATACGGTGGCCTCCTCTGCAGATTTTTGGAAGTCTGAGAGGTCAATCACACCACCGCTCCAATCGACAAGAAGAAACGCATGTTTGAGTTTTATTTCTTTTCCCTGGGAGATGCGCCATAGTGTGGCCTTGGGGATGCCGGTTTCTTCGGAAATTTTGGAGAAGCTTTTTCCGGATTGTTTTTTGAAATCATTGAAAGTCATTGACAGTAACTCCATTTCAGTATATGGTAAGTAACATCCTTGTTTCAAAAATGGAACGAAGGAACCTGAAGAATAAATTAAAAGACTCTGAAAGTCAAGGAGGAACCAACATGAAAGAGACATTTTTGAAAACAGTGAACACAATCTTGGAGTATAATGGGGCCTGTGATGGGGTGCTGTGTGCAGACTGCCCTTTCATGTCCAAACACACCGAGACAGGGCTGTCTTGTGAAGAAGCAGGTGTTTGTACACCGGGTTCTTACGCTTACGGCCCTGACCCGGTGCTTGTTGAATCATGTGAAAAATGGAAAAAGGAGAATGGATATGAGTAGAATACTGAATTTACTTGGAAGTCTGAAACCAACTTGGGAATCGAGAAGGAGGAATAGGAGATGAAAACCAGAGTTTTGGATAAGTTGGATATTATAAAGGTAATTAACAAGAACCCAGCTGACTGCGGCACTGTAACTGATTGTCAGGATTGCCCTATGTGGGACATTTATTGTGGTGAAGTTAACTCTGGTGATGACGACCACGCCATCAAAGTTCTAACTGGCTTGATACTGGAATTGCTCGGGTATGAAAAGAAAGTAGTTATCCATGTGGAGGGTGGTATTGTTCAGTCTGTATTCTCTGATATCCCTGATTTGGACATAGAGGTTTTGGATACTGATGAATCAGACTTCATTTCTGCTGCTGAGTTGGATGGAGTAGATGAGATCAGACGCAGATTGCAGAAAGTCCGGGAAACTACACCGGCAGTATACTAAGGAGGAAGAAGAATGTTTGATGACTTTATAAGGTTTACAGATATTCATAGGGGGACGCTACTGTTCTTGCTTCCTATTATGGTGGGAAGGGGTATGTATGCCACAGAACAGAGAGGGCCGCTGTAGTCATGTCAAAGAGGTTGACCAAAAAGGGGTACAGCCACGGGATACTTGACACTGACGGAAATAAATACCTGGTTGACCCCTATGGTAACCTTATCAGGGAGGAGACATAATGAAATCAGGGCAGACGGATAAGCTCTTAAAAGTAGTAAGAGAAAACATTTTCAGCGAGGGGTCCGTCGGGAATTGTCGGTGGATTTATTACGGCACAGAAGAAGAAGACACTTATGGTGTCTTGGCCCTTGCCACAAAGGACAATTTTGACAGGTGGGCAAACTCAAGAATTGTGGAAATACACACCACTCTTTGGGATACTGGTGACCCGGAGTTTGCTGAGTTTGTTAAAAGAATTACTAAGTTGTTTTATAACAATTTAAGAGGAGAAGAAAAATGAAAAAGATGATGATGGTAATTGTAATGTTGTTGGCTGCCTCGACTGCTTACGGGCTTACTGTGGAAAATGACCCGGAAACCGGGGTTGTAAAACAGGTGGATGACTGGTTTCAGAAGAATCTAAAAGATCCTGATAGTCTGCAGTACATTACTTGGTATAAGGTGAAAAGAGAGGGAGACGCTTTTCTTGTAAGGGTTAGATATCGTGCCAAGAATGGATTTGGTGGGTATAACATTGAAGAGAGTCTGTGTATATTTACCCCTTCAGGGCACGCAGATGGGTGTGTTGAGTTCAATCGGGCGGTTGGCTTGGCCCAAGACACTGGGCCGTATACCATAAAAGAGATACCAAAGAAATGGAGGAAAGTAGTACCAATTGTTTACCGGGTTCCGAGGATGCCACCCGAGCAAGCTATGTTGACAGCTCAGAACAGGAGGCATTTTGATGACTCCCTAGTAAGAGTGTACTCTGATGGGTTATTTGTGTTTACTCAACGGTATAGCGGCGGAAGGTGGAGTACAATATTTGGAGAGTGGGAGGAGATTAAATGACCAAATACAAAATATGTGAACAGGGGGCTACCAATAGCTTTCGGAAGTGTTACTGGATAGCAACCAACAGCTTGACCGGGGCCAAAGTGACGGCTTCCAAGAGGCAGATGTTTCATGACACCATCCTCGTTATCGAAAATAAGGCTGGTGACACCCTGGCCGTGAAGAGGGGGTGGAAGGGGTGGGCCACATCTATTGGGAAGTGGGACCTAGAGAAGAAAAAAGTTATTCCACATGAAGGAGAATGAAAATGTCTGGAAAGAAAAAGCCTGAGTTTAAATTTGATTTGGGGTCAGAAGTCAAGGATACATTTACCGGGTTTTACGGGATTGTGGTATGCAGGTGCCAGTGGATACACAATTGTAATACTTACGGAATTCAGCCAAAGGAGTTGAAGGATGGTGTACCGCAGGAAAAGCAGTTCTTTGACGAGCCCCAGCTCACAGAACTCCGGAAAGACGTGGTGAAGCCAGAGAGGGAAACAGGTGGACCCTGTCCCTCTGTCCCATCAACAGCGAGGTAGAGATGATTTTCTTTGTAAAGACTTTACTTTTATTCTCGGTGTGGTATACTCCTGAAATAAAGTTACAGAATGTATACCCCACACCGTGGGTAACCTGCTCTCCGGAGCAGATTGTTGATTACATCAGGCTGGGGGCGGATGACGCCCTCATAAACAAAATGTGTTTTGATAATCCGGGAGGATGATATGTCACATGCAATACTGGCTGTGAACTCGGTGTTACTGCTTCTGTGCATGTTGATATATATCAGGATATCTGTGCTGGTGGCAAGAGCACTGGGCAGGAAGGCGGCGTGGAACTGGGTGGACAATGTCTTGATGTTTGTGATTGTAGTCTCGCTCGGCTTCAGCGTTTATTTAACCTATAATCCAGGAGGAGGTTAACATGTTACGGTACAAAATAGTCAGAGATGATGACCCGATGAACCCAAGAGAGTGGGGTAATTTGGGAACAATTTATTATACCTCTACCCGGTACGTTCTTGGGGATGAGCAGGTGGACGATATTCAGGAGAAGATGGTCGAACTCTGTCAGGATATCCACCCTGATTTTGATCCGGAAAATATATCAGACTATTGGTTGGATGACGCTATCAAGGGGATTCTTGATAAGCATTACGTCATTCTGGATGTACATGCCTATATTCACTCAGGTGTAGTCATAAGCACCAGCCCTTTTACCTGCTCCTGGGATTCAGGGCAGTGTGGTGTTATCGTGGCGAAGAAGGAGGTTGATGGGCTCACTGACGAGGAACTGGAAAAGAGGCTTGAGGGAGAGATCAAGGAGTTTTCTGCCTACATGGAGGGGGAAGTGTACGGGTATGAGATTCTGGATAAGGACGATGAGGTTGTTGAGAGTCGTTGGGGGTTTATTGGTTATGAACACTGTAAAGAGGCCGCTGATGAAGCCCTTGCCAATCTTGCCAACTATGAGAAAGAGCGGGCCGAGAAGAAGTGGTCTATGTTTCTGCCTTGGTATGCCCACAGGCTGGAGGGTGTGGTAATATGTCAATTATAGAGTTGGTATTTGTGGTATCCATGGTTGTTGGGGTAGCTTCTTGGGCTTTTTGTTGTTTTGAGAACCGACCTTGGCTGTTGGGTACGGCGTGTTTCTCCATCCTGGTTTCAGTCACAGCAGAGCTAACCATCTGGTTTTCAAATAGAGGTACGTTAAGTTTGGTAGGTGGGTTTAATTTTATCAACGTTGTGGGGTGGTCGGTGGTGGTGCTCGAAGCAGCAGGTCTGGTATTATTGATCATTGCAGTGGCTGTTGAATCTCGACCACGGTGGTTTGTGCTCCTGCTTTCCCTAGTTACTGTACTGGTTTTGGTTTGCTCTGCTGTGCTTATCGCGAGTATATTAATCAGTGGGGTGGTAACATGTTGACTTGGTTGGGTTTATCAATCTGTGGTATGGCTTTCTTGGTAATTATATGGGCGCTGTGTAAAGCAGCATCCTTCGAACAAAGAATATGTGAACAGGAGGAATGGGAATTCTATGAAACAGATTCGACCGGAAATCAAAAAGGAAAGTAAGTGGATGAAGTTGTGGTGTCATAAGACAGGGTATCTATATTGTGTATCAGCATAATGTGTACTGCCTGGATCACAACTCGGGAGAATGATAAGAAAGAAAAATACGGAGTTTGTGGAGACTTGCTGCGATGAATGATAAAGAAAGGGAAGAGTGGATAATGAATGATGAGGGGCTGTACCTGTGGGGGAAAGATACTGGTAAAGGTATCACTACTTTTATTCGGGAGAACCGCGAAGAGTTAACAAGATGTATTAACCAATTATTAGGGAGGAGTTAAAATGGAAAAGAAATGGAAGACTGCTAAAGAGCTCGGGTTGCCGAAGGGATTCACCTTGTCCAATCATAACAGGGAGATGGTTATCAGGGCTGCTGGTGAGAGTATTTTTGGAGAGGAGACAAACACTCTTGTCAAGGAAGAGTTCGAACTTTTTGAGGCTATATTGGCCCACATTTACCCACAGGAGAAGAGGGAGGAGTATGAAAAGCTTGTCAAAGAGGCCCACTCTGTCTTCAGAGGCACAGAACACATAGTCCTGGATACGTATAGAGTGGAATCGGGGATAATAATTGACGCTAATGGAGAAGAAATTAGAGTAGGTAGAGCCGGTAGGTGGAACAGTGTCTCAGAAGCCAAAGAGAGGGGGTACTGTACTCTTCCCACTGCTGATATTCCGTCTAATTCTTGGAACCTCCCTCGCTTATGTGAGGCTGAATTGAGTGCTGATGAAATCTTTGACCTGCTGGACCAAGATTTGAGGGAGAGGTTGCTGGAATTCCACCGAAAAGTCACTGACCTTTCAGGCAGAGCTACGGAGTTTCGTACTAAGGTGAGAAACATACTGTGGAATTACACCTCCACAATAAAACTTTGTAACACTTTTCCTGAGTTTATTGGGTGGATACGGCTTGCCAAGGGGTTGGAGGAAGATCCTGGGAGATGTTCAGATATTCCGCTGGCCGATGACATGCAGGATATCAGGAAGTTGGCTGGTAAGTAACAGGATACCCCGGCCACTAGGTCGGGGAAATAATAACCAAAGAGGAGTCGAGCCATGAGAAGATATGTTGGAACAACGGATGACGGAGAGCAGGTATTCTGTGTGTGGGAGTTTAAAGACGGAGTATTGAAGTCCTCAGTAGACTACTACAATAAGTCAGGGTCGGATATCTTAATGTGTGGGGATTTCTACGATCAGCTTCTCGAAGACTTCCAGGATGACAAGTTTGTTAAGGAGTTTTGTGAGGTATGTAAGGGGTGGTCAGGAAATGATTTGAGCCCTGGAACACCAAGACAGATGGACGCGGTTAATACTATTATAAGGCCAGAGTATGAGAAGCTGGAAGAGAGACGCAAGAGCATGTCTGAGGAGTTCTGGCACCAAGTAGAGCTGTTGAAAAAACGGCTCAAGACAGAGATACACTCTGCCAGGGTAGATAAAGTGGTTATTGATATAATGGAATATTTGAAAGAGACCACTATTAACGAGTCAAAAAACCCCCTGTCTTCAATTGTTATACCGCAGCGGGTTGTGAGTAAGGTAAGAGGGGGAGGTAGATGGACCCTGAGAAGGACTACAGCGATTTTCCTCCAAAAAGGAGCAGTTATTGAACACGGGCGGCTGGCCTGTAAATACGATACCCCTATAGACTATTACTCCTATACGGTGTCAAGATTGAAGGATTTGGGGCTCTATCGTGACCCCGACTACATGGTGGATGGAAAGGCGTATGTGTATGGATCCCAGTGGCTGACCCGCGAGATACCTGCTGATATTGCTGAAAAGATTTTGAAGTGGGAGCCCAAAACAGAGGCACCGAAAACCGGGTTACAGAAGTATTGTGAAAAGTTTCACATAACACCAGTACGGAAAGGAAAAACAGAGCACGCGGACGTGTTTGACGTGACGGTTACCACGTCCCAGGGGTCAGAGGTATTTGAATACACCCTTGGGTTTGCTCATGAGGGTAAAATAAGTAAAGAGGATTTCGCCAGTTGCCTGCTCCGGGATGCCATGCTTGGTTGTAGGGGGTTTCATGATGCTGTATTGGAGCTGGAGGAGATGGGGTATGACTCGGTTTCGGAAGTGGTAAGGATTGCTGAAGCCTGCCTGGAAACTTATGACAAGCTCTGTGGGCTTGGTTTGTGGGATGAAGAACTTGCTGAGGAGGTGTGAAAATGACAGACAACAGACTTGAAGAAGGGGACAGGTGCCCTGAGTGTGGTGAGGGTATATTGGAGTATGGCCCAGTTGAGAACTGTACATGTTTCATAGTCCCACCATGTGCAGCCTGCGTAAATAATCCATTAACTTGTACTGAGTGTGGCTGGGAAGAAGAGCCACCTGAATAGGAGGTAGAAGGTGAGACCAGAAATAAGAGACCTTAAAAATCTCATACACGAGTATGAGCAGCTGCAGAAAAAAGAACAGCAGCTCACTTCCTGGATTGAGGGTATGGATTCCGGCACCATTGAGCCCCGGATAGGGTGGTCCCGGAAGACTGGGATTCTGAATTCAGATGACGAGGGCTTGATGGAAGGAGTCAAGGATGTTATGATTCCTTTTTTCAAGAGGGAGAGGGGGGAAGTTCAGAAGAAGATAGAGACTATTGTAAAAGATATTTTGGGAGAATAACATGAGACAAGGTACCGGGTATCCATACGCACCGGCTCCTCATGGCCGAATTCCTCCCCTTTCCATAGGGGTTGAACAGCCTGTTGTGCAACAGTTGAGTCTAGCCCCTAGACAAGAATATCCGGAAGGGGAGAGGTATTTTATGAGATCAGGAGGTATATAATGAGGGAATATTTAGTGGTACCAGGCTACATAACAAGTAAGGCAGACGGTGATCTCCATTATGTAAACGCTAATGAATTAATAAGGCTGTATGGGGTTGATCCAAGAGAGTGTGTTATTTGGAAGAACCCGCCGTCTTGGATAACAGAGCCGTATATTAAGGGGTTAATAGTATTAAACCCCAGATATGACGGGGACTACAGCCTGGAGTCCGCTTATAAGAGACACCAAAAACATAAGGAGGGAGTATGAGAGGGTTATTTGAAGAGCTGGACGGGCAGGGTGTAGAATTTCAGAGTATTCAAGATACTATTATAGTTACTCTGCCAGCTGCCAGGATAACAGAAGCAAAGGAAACATTCTTAAAAGCAGGTGTGCCGGATGATTGTATATCTGTAGAGGGTAATACGATACATGTGTTATCGACATTGCGGTCCAGGGGAGGGATCATGGGGGTTCTTGGCCCCAATCCCTCCAACATTATAGTTGAATCAAAATATGAATAGTGAGGAGGTAGAATGATTTTTTGTATTGCAAACAAAGACCCGTGGGACTACACATCCGGGTACGGGGATGGTGGTTCTGGCCTGTGGGAAACCTACAACTATAACCCGGCCCTGTTTGGACTGATATGCCTCGGGACATTCATACCGTTTGAGTATGAACCGGGGATGGAAAAGTTGCCCCTGGGTCAGCGGATTGTGGTTCTGGACAGAGGTCCGCTGATCGAAAAAACCCTGAAACAGAAAATTGATAGGGTGCCGGTGAGTGAGCTGGTGGAAACCATGCTCCCGACTGAGTTTCTCCATATCATTAATACCAAGAAAATTGACCATCTCCACGTACTTGGGATGTATCAAGGTAAGGTGGAGACTTTCCGGTACGTGGTCCGGGTGAGGGTGCTTCAATGGCGCCATCACTTTCGAGGGAAAATTAAAGACAGTAATGGTATAGCGACGGTGCGATTCAAATCGGACCTGAGCGCAGAAGAACAGGCGTACTTGAACACCGGCGTCAATATCTATAAATCCAGGCGGTTACAGATGGCAGGAGGACCGGTATGAATCTGAAAATAAGTAGGGATAAGAATGGCAACAAGACTGTTGTGGTATCAGTACCGGGGTTCAGAGGATTTTCCATTCAGACAAACGGGAACCTTCCGAATACTCACCGGGATGGTAAGCCTGATAAGGCTGAGATTGTCCGGTGGGTGAAGATATATGGTACCATCCACCAGAAATCTTTGATGGAGGCAATGTCATGAATTTCAAATACGAAAATGCAAGGATGGTGAATGTGGTGGATGGGGATACCATGGACTTTCTGGTAGACCTTGGGTTCCACACTACCAAGAAAATCCGGGTGAGACTCAAAGGGATTGATACCCCTGAAATATTTCATCCGAGCCATCCATCAGAGCGGGTCCATGGGGTGGGTGCCAGAGAATTTGTCGTGAGACACTACCACGGTAAGAACGGCACCCTTATCACCTATAAAGACCGGAAAGGAAAGTACGGGAGGTATCTTGCTGAATTCTGGGTAGACGGAGTGGAGCTATCTGAAAACCTGAAACAAAACGGATTTGAGAAGAGGGTGTCTTATGGGTGATATCCATAAACTTAAGAGGAGGCTGACAGCCAGGATAACTGAGCTGGCTGTCAATGAGTCGCGGAGGGAAGCCAGGTTTGATAAGCTCTCTCCCAGTTCCAGAAGAAAACAGAAGCGGTCGAGGTTAACCAGGAAAGTCCTGGCCTCAGTGGTCAAGGACATAGACAGGATTTTGGAGGGAAAATTGTGATAACGAATGGGAATTATAAGGACATACTGAAGACCATCAAAGAATACCTTGTGGAGTCAGACAAATTGGACCCTAAATCGCAGGCCCTGGCCCATCTGCAGGAGACAGACACCGGGTTCTATGGATCAATTGTAAATACTGAGGGCCAGGTTCTGGAGGGGGTCCATGTGACCCATGCGGATCTGATAATTTGGATTAAAGAACAGCTTGATGACATCAGTAACAGGCTGAGAGTACACACCTGGGGAGGATTATAATGGCAACTCATATTTTAATTCAAAGCGAAAGCGGGTATCACTACGCGGTAAAGAAGGCAGATATTCGGAGGGTGGCCGACACGGTCGATAAGAAGAGGTGTGTGGTGAGATTCTCTACACCTTCTCAGTTCCAACCGATTACAGTATCCATGACCACAAAGGAATTTTTCAAGAGGTATCTTAAATGAAGATAACAAATCAGATGTTTCGGAGAAATGGTAAGTGGTACACCCGCTGCTGGGGTATTGTGAAAGACGGTAGGAAAACCAAACAGGTGATGTATGAAGTAGAGACCGCTCCATCT